AGAATTAAAGGACTTTAGGAGCTGGAAACATTTAATTTATCCTTTTAAAGATGGTATTACACTATTAGAAGGTAAGATAGGTACAGGAAAGTCAAGCATTATACTTGCCATCAAATATGCACTTCAAGGTAATATAGAAGGATTAAGAAAAAGTGATTTAGTTAGGGAAGGTCAAGATGATTTACTGGTAAAATTGGATATGTTAATTGAAGATAGAAATGTTACTATTTTAAGGAAAAAATCGGGTATCCAGTTATTTATAGATTCTATTCCATATCATTTTAAGCATAATTCATTGCTTGATAATATTAAGAATAGAACCAAATTCGCATTTTTATTTGGTTTTTCTTCTTTTTTAGATTTAAGACCTAATGAAAGGAAGAAATATATTGAAAACTTACTTCCCGATATGGAATTTTTAAGGAAAACTGTTGATGATTATTTATTTAAAATGGAAAAAAATGTTGAATTTAAAATAGGAAAAATAAATTTATCTTTATGGGAAGATCATTTGAAATTTCTAACTGAAAATTTGGAAGTTATTAAGAATGAAATCAAAGATACAAAAGTTAAGCTGAGAAAAGCAATGAAAGAAAAGAAAAAAGAAATAACTAAGAAATATAATTTGGATGATATAGAAACTAAAATTGAAGAATTAAAATTGCAAAAGCAAGAAATTGAGTCCAAATTATCAAATTTAAATGAAGAAAAATTGAAAAAATCTAAGGATTTAGATAGTATTGTTGTTTTTGAAAAAAGGCATGATTTTATAAAAAATAAAATAAAAGAATTGAAGAAAAATTTAAAGAATTTGGAAATTAGCATTAAATTTGAAAAATGTAAATGGTGTGGCCAAGAAATAAAAGATTTGAAATTTATACAGGAGAAAAAAGATGAACTTGAATCTGAAATTAAAGAACAGATAGTAATTTTAAAAGATTTGGGTAAAAAATTATCTAAACTTTCTTCGGAATCTATTAAGAATGAAATAAGGAATTTAGATGAGCTTATAAAATCCAATGAAAAGATGAAATATGAAATTCAATTACAAATAAATGATTTACAGGCGGAATTGAATTTTTATAAGGCCGAAATGGAAAATAAGCAAAAGATTTTTGATGTAATTGAAATTTATAAAAAACAATTAAGAGATTTGAATGAAAGGAAAGAACAAATTGAAAAAGAAATTGAAAAGACTGAAAGAATATATAAAATAAAACAAAATTCTTTAGATGTATTGGATAAGTTATTAGCTAAAATTAAGGATAGTAGGATTGAACTTAAAGAAATAATAAAAAAATATTATGATTTATTTATTTCCAAATTGGTTTTTGCAATGAATGCGTTTAGTGAAGGGAAAATTACTGTAGATGAAAATTTAGTATTTAAATATAATGGTAGAAAATATGAAAAGTTGTCTTCAGGTCAAAAACAATTAATGAAAATATCTGCTTCCTTAGCGTTAGCCTATTTTGCACATAGTGTAGATGTGATTGCAATAGATGAAACATTTGATGTAAATCTTGATTTAGAAGCACAAGAGAAATTGGCTCAAATGTTAGCAAATTTAAAAACAATTTTTAGGAAAATAATTATCATAAGCCATAATTCGGACTTGAAAAATGTTATTAAATTTGATAACATACAACATGTTGATTTAATAGATGGAAAGAGCCATTTGGAGGAAATTGCAGTATGAAATATAAAGAGTTTTGCAATATTGTTTCACAGAGATTAGGTTTGAAGGCCGTGACTACCCAAAAAATAATGAATATAATCTTTGATACTTTAGAAGATTTAGTTATGGAAGATAATTATGAAGTAGCTACGCCCATTGGGCGCTTTTATCCTATAATACTTAAAGAAAGAACTATAAAGCATCCAATTACATTGGAAAAATATAAAATACCTGCTAGAAAGACTATTCGTTTAAAAACTGATAAATGTATATTATAGTGTTGACATTTTTTCATAAAGTAATTATATTAAAAGAAGGAGGGTAAAAATGGAAATTAAATTATTTAAATTAGTTACAAATGAGTTTATAATAAGCAATGTTAAAGAAGAAAATGATGAATCTTATTTGTTGTCAAAACCTATGGTAGTGATCCGAAATAGAAATCAATTTATATTGATTCCTTGGTTACCTATGGAAGATTGTTGGTTAAAGAAAATGCATATTTTAGTAGAAATTCCCATTTCCCATGCAGAAGATTTACAAAAAATGTATATTCAGCAAACATCTGGAATAGTTGTTCCAGATATTAAGGTTGATTTGAAAGATATTAAGAAAGGAGGATAAAAATGAAAAAAGCTTGTAAGTATTGTGTATTTTATGAAGATGGTAAATGTGAAGATTCAAAAGGCCCAGATTATTGCTGTGATGAATTTCTACTTGATGAAGCATTATTTCAAGGTGGGGAATCTAGTGCTAATGAAATAAAAGATGAAATTCAGAATGAAGAAGAAGACCAAAATGAAGTAGTTGAAAAAGGAAATGATGAAAATTCAACTGATATGGAAGTAACGCTTCAATCTTCAACTTTGGAAAAGAAATTGGAAAAACTTGAGAAGCCGAAAGAGATAAATGTAGATAAAAAAGGTAAAAAAATAATTATAACTATTGATTTATCTTCACTTTTTGAATGATGGAAGGGATCTTACCAAAATTAACTGAAGCAATATTGAATGAAATTTTGAAAAGGCGTGGAGATTTGTTTCCATTGCCTAAGCCACCAAAGCGGCATAATAAAGTTATATTGAATGCTTCTGTAAATGTGAAAACTAATGAAGTTATTAGCAATATAAGTGCAAATTTCAAATTGCCAAAATCATTGGTTGCTGGTATTATTTTGGATATGGTTGTTAAATATTTGTCCAATGAAGTATGATATTAATTATTTAATTGATAGGTTAAGACGTTATTTATTTATTTTATATGGTAGAAATGTCTATTTGGATAAGAATCTAATTTCGGCATTTGTTAGGGATAAGAATCTTACTTTGGATGAAGCCTACCATTACTTTCTCAATGCTATTTCTTATTATTATGGTAGATATATTTCTATTCCTAATACCCGTCATTTGATTTCTAATAAACTTTCTTTTTTATTAAAAGAAAAATCTAATGTTGATTTGCTTCAGCTTTCAAATTTTCATCCTTATTATAAATCTCTTTGCCAAAAATATAATATTGAATTTAGAATTGATAAGGCGTATTTGGATTATTATGTAGATTTTGCAATTACAATAGCTAAATTTCAAGGAAAATTAAATTATGTTCCACAAGCAGGTATTCTTGTTGAAAGTTCTATATTTTATTTCTATAATTATTTAGATGAACAGACAATAAAAGTCATTGTAGATGCACATAATAAAATTTTGAATATTAGAAAGGAACATCGTGATAATAGTCTTCTTTGGTTAAAGCAACATTGGTCAAGGATTATAGTTCCAAAAGAAAGAACAAATATTTATGGATTTAGTATAAGATATAATGAATTAGATTATTTATTAAATGAAGAAATATTTTTTAATTTGTTTAAACGCAAATTAACTAATAGTGATATCTTGCTTATAAAAAGAAAGAAACTATTATTTGAAGAAAAATACGGGTCATTATTAAGATTTGCGCCGCCAGTGCGTAATTTTATTTTTAGGAATTAGTTATGGAAAGACCAATCGATTTTTTGAAAAGACAGAATTTGGATTTTAAAATAGAAGGCGAAGAAATAAGATTACATAAGTGTCCTTTCTGTGGTTCAGAAGGAAATCGTGCATTTGTCATTCATGCTACTACTGGCAAATGGCATTGTTTCGCATGTTTGGAAAGTGGTAGAAGTCTCTACAGTCTAAAGAAAAAGATGGGATTGATTGATCCCGTTGCTAAATTGTCTTCTGAAAAATTAAGACCTTTAGATAATAAATATTTGGAAAAAGTTACATTAGCACATAATACGTTGATGAAAAATAGAAAATATTTAAGGGATTTAATAAAAAATTGGAAAATTTCATTGAATACTATAAGAAGACAAAGGTTGGGTGTTTTGGTTGAAAATGAAGAAGTTAATGGTGAAATTTTACCAGTTCCAAAGAATTTAGTTATTCCATATTTTAAAAATGGAAGATTGTATAATATTAAATATAGAAGTTGGTTTGGATTACCGAAGACTTTTAGGCAAGTGAAAAATGCGCCTAAGGTAATGTACAATGAAGATGCATTGAAAGATATTTATGATACTGGAGAAGCAATTCTTTGTGAAGGGGAACATGATGCAATAACTTTAATTGATAAAGGATTAGGAAATGTATTGGGTATTCCTGGTGCAAGTGTTTTCCATCCAGAATGGTATGAAAAGTTTGAAGAATTAGAAAAAATTTATTTGGCACTTGATGCTGATAAAGCGGGTGAATTGGGAACAAAAAAATTGATTAGTAGATTAGGCATTCATCGTTGTTATATAATTCATTTGCCAGAAGGTTATGATGTATCTGATTATGTAAATGAATTTGGAATAGAAAGATTTAAATTATTATTGAAGGAAGCAACAAGAGCAGAACCTGAATCTGTTCATAGAATTGATAAAATAGCTGAAAATGAGATATTAACTGGTGAAATATCAGAAGATGTATTGCCAACATTTAGTAAGGAATTAAATAGAATTTTAAATGGTGGTTTTAGGCCAGGCGAATTAATTACAGCAGTAGGTTACAGTAAGATCGGCAAAACGACTTTGTTTTTGAAAATTGCTACAGAATTGGCTCGCCAGAATATTCCAACTATGTATTATTGTGTTGAAATGACAGCTACTAGATTGGCTAAATTAGCTTGGGGAATGTTACTGGATGTTGGTAGAGATTTTCAATTTACAAGAGATTATGTGTTGATAAAACATTATTTAGATGAAAATCAAGTTCCTAGTCTTTATATTTGTGCACCAAGTAGTATAAAAAAACCTGAGCAAGTAGAAGAAACTATTAGGGATAGCATCTTGCGTTTTGGATTAAAATTGGTTATATTTGATAATATACATTATTTGGTAAGAACAGAGATTCATAATAGAGTTCAAGTTATGGAAAGTTATATTAGAAAATTTAGAGATATCTCACGTGAATTGGAAGTTCCAATAGTTATAATTGCACATTTTGGTAAAGGTGATCCTACTACAATACCGAAAGGAATGACGCCACAATGGGCTGCTAGTTTTTTATCAGATAGTGATACGGTTTTGCTAGCACATAGAAATAGAATTCCAGGTATTGAAGAGAGTTTTAGCAGAGTATTATATGTTTCAGTAGAAGCGGGTAGGGAGTCTCAAGGTGGGACTTGTTTTTTTGATTTGGATACTAATTTTCTTCAATTTAGGGAAATAACTAAGGAAGAAGCTATTAAATTAGAACAAATTTTTGAAAGTATGGGGGTAAAGGAAAAAGAAAAAAGGAGGAAAAAATGAAGAAAGAAGACCTAAAATATTTATTAGATTTAAGAAAGGAATTGTATTTAGGTGCACCAAGTGTTGGTGAACTGGCTGAATTAATAAAACAACAGCCATTTTTGTTAGGTCAGTGGGCTTTAAGAGCCCGCAAAGCTAGAAAATCTATGCATCAAGCAGAATTAGAATTTATAGCATATCAAGCTAAGATGATTAACGAACAGGAATTTAAATCTGAAGCGGCTAAACAAAATTTTATAAAATACACCTTGCCATTAGATAAAGAATATGTTAAACTAAAGGAAAGGTTGGATAGGACGACAGAATTATATGAATTTTGTAAGACTATGTTGCAAATACATGTACAAAGGGCATCATTATTGAAAGCTATATTAGAAATTGATAAAGAATTATTAATAAGTGAAGATACTCTTTCCAAGACCGAATTATTAAAAATTTTAGATGGGCCTTGGAAAGAAAATTAAAAAAAACAAAAGTAAAGGAGGTCAAAGATGTTTAATTGGTTAAATGACAAAACAACAGAAAGTGTAAGAAGGGTAGTATCAGGTGAAAGCCAAAGAATTGGTGTTCCTTGTTTGGGAATGTTTGGAATTGAATGTCCACATTGTTTAAGGGCTAGACGTTTGTATGCTGAAAGGCATGATGATGAAGCTAGCAGCATTTATAAAAAGAAATTTTTTGTTTGTTATGCATTCATTCTTAGTGAGCAATATGAAGATTATTCTAGGCGGGTTACCCTTTTTCAAATGCCTGTTAATGTAACAGATAAGATTGTAAGAAAAATGCACCCAAAAGCTCCAAATAGTTGGGGCGATGCTGTTGACCCAGAGAAAGGATATACGTTGATTATAGAAAAAACATCTGGAAGTGATGGTAGGACACAATATGATGTGGATAAAGGCAAGCCAATGTCAATTACGAAACTTTGGAATAAATATAAAGAAGAAATAATGGATATTCATAATCAGGCAGTTTTATCTTATATGCTAGTTAGTAATCAGGTTCAAATTTTTCAACCACGATTTGAAATGAAGGAGAATGAAACAATAGAGATTAGAATGCTACCATGTAAAAATGAACATAAATATCCTATAGGTTATCTATTTTTCCATTGGAACGTCAGTCAACTTAGGGAAGATGAAATTGCTTTTGGATGTAAATATGATGTAGATTGTATTAGAAAAAAACTATCTGAATCTGAACCTGAACCTGAAGATTTATCGAATATTGTTAATGAAGATGAAGAAATAGAAATTTAGATAAGTTATGGATAAAATTTTTGAAATAATTTTTGTTGATTTTACTAAGACAGACCCATTTTATTTTTATTGTAGAGGAGCTTTGTGGGGAATAGTCGCAGCTACATTATTTTGGAAATCATTTATGCCTTGGCTGAAACGTAAAATATTAAAGTGGAAATTAAAAATGGAAGAAAAAAGGCGGGAATAGCTTAATTTTGGTAAAGCACCTGATTACCAATCAGGAAGTTGCAGGTTCAAATCCTGCTTCCCGCTTTGAGGTTTTTGTCATGAAGCTAGAAGATATTTGTGGAAATGAATTATTGAAAAAAATACTAAAGCCATTTTTTGATGGCGAACAGCCTTTGCCTGGAGCTATCTTGATTTTTGGCCCTTCTGGTTCTGGAAAAACTACTTTGGCTAATATTATTGCTAATTATTTTACAATTCCACGTTATATTTATTTTGTAAATGTTGCTGATTTAAGAGGCATAGATAATGCTAGAGAAATAATTAAACGTGCCCAAACACCAATTTTTGAAGATAGAAAGCGTATTTGGATATTAGATGAAATCAATGAAATTGGCACGGCTGCAATGAATAGTTTTTTAAACATTTTTGAAAATACGCCAAAAGATGTACATTTTATCTTAACTGGAATTGAAGGTGATAAACTTCCAATCACTATTAGACGTAGATGTCTTAGATTAAGGACAGAAGCTTTAGAATATAAAACTTTTTGTAAATGCATAGCTAAAGGATTGCACTCATTGCAATTTCCAGTTAGTGCAGTATTTTTCCAAAAATTATATGAAAAATCTTATGGATGTATTGGCGTTGCTAAAAAATTATTATCTGGAATGATTCATTTTGATAATGAAGGTGATGCATTAAATTATTTGGAAAGAATTACATCTAGCCATGAAGAATTGAGTTTTTCCAAAATAGCAGAAATATTATTTAATGTTGGGGATTTACAAGAACTAATAGATTATTTGAATAAATATAAAAAAGAGATAGAAGCAAATACTGAAGCTTTAAGAAGATATTTGTTATCTACTTTTGTCAATCAACTTTTGATATTATCGCCAAATAATGTTAGATTGATACATAATTGTATAGAACCATTGAAATATCCTATTTATGATTCATCTTCTATGATTTTGGCTATATTGAAAACATATTTTGAATTAGAAAAAATAAAAAATAAATTTGGAGGTTAAAATGATAGAAAACTTTTTTATGAAAAATTTGAAAGTAAAGATTGATGGTGATAATCTTATTGTTGGTAAATATCGATTTCCAATAGGTAAAGATATAAAAGTAGTAGATAAAGAAGGCAAAATAATGTTAATAGGTAAAGTAAATCTTAAGATATATGAAGACGCAGAAGCTTATATTGATTATTACCATTGTGGGTTTATAGTAGAAATAAAAGGAAATTGTGTATATGATAATCGTTTTGGGCCAAAAATAACAATAACTCTGGCAGATTTAGTTTTTGATGCATATGATAAGAATTGGGAAATAAAGGAGGTTTAAGATGAAAGAATTATTGAACATTTTACAAAGAAAAGGTGCTTATGCTTTTTTAGTAAAGGATAAAGCAATTTTCTCTGGAATGGGAATTTATGGTGAAATTGATATGGATTTTCCTGTTGAAAAACCTTTACAAGTTACTTGTGATTTGATATATAAGATTTTGGAAGTTCAAGATGGAAAATTAAATTTTAAAAAAGATAAATTGGTATATAAAGCAGGGAATCTAGAAGCATTTATACCATGTGTAGAATCTGAACTTCCAGATGAAATTGAAATAGATAATAAGATATATTTTTCAGAAGATACATTGGAAAAGATGATTAAAGTTGCCAATATTTTGAAAAAATTTACTAGTGATATATCATATATAGATATTAGCCCTAAATTTTTAGCTTTGGGGAATGATTCTGTTTATGCAGAGATAAAACCAGATTATATTGATTTTGATAAAGGAATTAAACGTTTGATAATCAATACTGATGAACTAATAATTCCACCCAATTATTTTTCAATTGCTAAGTTTTCAGATGTTTGGGTAGGCCATATTACAGCTGAACGTGGGTTTGTTTCTTATATAATTGGCTCTGAAGCAGAAGCTGACTTTTACAAAAAAATAGATAATATTAAAAGTTCAAAGAAATTTGTGTGCAAGGTTCGAATTCCGTATAAGGATATTAAATTATTGACTTCTTTATCAAGGATAGAAACTTTAACTTTAGAAAAGAATCACTTAGTTAATGAATATCCTGAAATTAAATTGTTATGTGAAATAGAAGGAAAGCCAAATGGTACTTATATATTGCCTGCAATAATTTTTAATATTCCACCTGATGGTGATTATATTGAATTTTTAATTTGTGAAGGTAATGTAGCTTATTTGGAAACGAAGGATGCTAAAATTTGGACAGCTGTTGGAAATTTGTAATTTGGAGAATTTGATATGATATTTGAAAAATTTGTCCTTCGTAAGATAGACAAAATTTGTGAAAAGTGTCCCTTTTTAAAAAGCCCATCTGTATTTCCTTCCGAAAAAGAATTAGAAAAATTTAAAAAAAATCCACCAAAATTAATCATTATAGGTATAAATCCAGGGCAAACTGAAATAGAAGAAGGAAAAGTTTTTGTTGGAAAATCAGGCGATTTCCTGTGGTCTGCTTTATCATCCTATGGGATCAATAGAAAAGATTGTTTTGCAACTAATATGGTTCATTGTTTTGATAAAGAAATTAAAATAACAGTTCCAATAATAAAAAGATGTAAATATTATCTTGATAAAGAAATTGAAAATATAAATTGTGATAGATTTCTTTTATTAGGGAATGTGCCAGTTCAAGGAATTTTAGGACTTACATTAACTGAAGTTAAAAATAAAGTTGTATTAAAAGATAATAAATATTTTGCAATAATGGCACACCCAGCAGCTTATATGCGTAAATATGGAAGTGACGCCAAATCGAAATTTATTTCTGATGCTTTGAAAATTTTGGAAGAATTATTTAATAATAATTTAAAAAAAGAAAGAATAAAATATAAGTTTTTTAAGAATGCTGATGAACTTATAAAAATATTAAAGCAATTAGATGAAGTTACAATTGATTTAGAAACTTCATCAATTGAATGGCAGTTTGGTGACATAAAATTGTTGGGTATTGGCAATGATAAATTTGCATTTATTACTGATAACATAACTAAAGATTTGATTTTGGAATTGTCTAAACATAAGCTTATTGGTCATAATATTAAATTTGATTTAAAATGGATTTATGATAAATTTGGAATTTGGCTTCCTATATATGCAGATACACAGTTGGCCGCTTATATAATAGATCAAAATAGAAAACATTATAGTTTGCAAAGTTTATGCTATGAATATGTTCCTGAATTAGTACATTATGGTGAAGATATAAAGGGAAGTAAAGATTGGAAGACCTATATAAATCCTGAATATAATGCAAGTGATGTTATAAAAACTGCTAGATTATATAAAATTTTAAAAGATAAATTGAAAGATAAGGATTTTTTATGGAAATTTTTAGTTAAAGCTGAGCAGGCTTTAATGAAAATGGAATACAGGGGTGTTTTGGTAGATACTAAGTATTTAGATATACTTACAAGGAAGTTTGAGAGAAAATTGCAAATATTAAAGAAAAAAATAAAAAGTATGACAGATGGTTTTTTAGATAATATTAATATAGAATTTTTACCTCAAAATTTATTGCGTTTCTATAAGAAAAGATTGATTAATAAAGTACCTTTTAATCCAAGTTCTGATTATGATATTAGATTGTTATTTTATGGGGTATATGGTTTATCTTATAAGGATTATAAATCATTTAGAAATGAAATTTTATTGGAATTGGAAGATAAATATCCTATAGCTGGTTATATATCTAAGTACAGGAAATTTGAAAAATTGTTTACTACATATGGAAAAGGCATTAAATCAAAATTAATAAATGGTGTGGCTTATACAAATTTTAATCTAACTAGGACTATTACAGGAAGAACTAGCAGCGGTTCCGAATTGGGAAGGGAAGAGCATAAGTTTAATTTTCAAAATTTGCCAAGAACAGGTGGCGTTAGAGAAATGATTGTTGCAAGGCCAAACAAATTATTTCTAGGTTCAGATTATTCTACAATTGAAGTTTGTATTGCTGGTGCTTTATCACGTGATGAAAAGTTAATTGAAATTTTGAAATCTGGGAAAGATGTGCATACAATGATTGCCTCTACAATATTCAATATTCCTTATGAAAAAGTTCAAAGGGAACAGCGACAATTTGCAAAATCTGTAACATTTGGTATATTATATGGTATGACATCTATTGGATTAGCTAAGAGATTGAATATTTCTGAAGCTGAAGCACAAGAATTAATTGATAGTTTTTTTGGAGAATTTTCACAAATAAAGGAAACAATAGATAGATGTGTGAGTTTCGTAGAAAAAAATCATTATATTAATACACCTTTTGGAAGAATAAGAAAGTTTGATAAATTTGATGAAGAAACGAAGCGACAAGCTTTTAATACAGTAGTACAATCTGTTGCATCAGATATTATGTTGATTTCTCTTGGTGATATAGATGAAATCATTGAAAAATCTTCGTTGGAAGAAAGAATTTATCCAATCATAGAAGCACATGATGAAATTATTTTTGAAATAGATAATGATGAAAAATTCATAAAGGAGATGGAAGAGTTTATAATTTATGAAATGACTAAAGGGATTAGAAAAAGACATGAACTTGTAGATAAATTATTAGGGCCAATTAATTTGGCCGTAGAAACAAAAATTTCTAAAAGATGGCAAAGCAAAAGTTAAAGGAGGTGAAAATAAATGCCTGTATATTCTTATAAATGTCAACAATGTGGCGCAATAGTTGAAGAACAAAAACCTGTTGCAGAACATGATAAAGCGCCAGAAGTTTGTCCTGTTTGTGGTGCAAAAAATTCGATGAAACAAGTTATTACCAGTCCGCCAGGAATAGATTTAACTAAAGCTGGGCCCGGAACATATTTTAATGATTATAAGATGTGGGAAAAAGGTGCTAAACCATTTGACGAAAATGTTCCTAGAAGAAGAAAAGATGAAATTTATAGCAATAGGGCAGAAAAAGGATGGAAGTCTTTACCAAAATATAATAAAAAGAAATTATTGGAAAAACATTTAATCAAATAAAACATATCTTGACAAATTGACTTTTTTATGTTATGCTTGGTTTAATGGGGTGAACTTATGTGAAATTTGAAGTTTCAAGAAGACATCCTAATTATGAAAAAAAGAGAGATGAATATGAATTTTTCCTAAGAGCTTATTTAGGTGGCCGGGAGTTCATTGAGAGTGAGCTTTTTAACCATTCTTTAGAAGACGATACTTCTTTTCAGAAGCGTAAAGAACGTGCTTCTTACATGAATATTACTAGAAAGGTTATTAATGCCTTTACTAATTTCATTTTTGCCACACCCGTGAAACGTTCCAATGCTGCTATTCTAGCTCCTTTCTTTGAAAACGCCGATAGGAAAGGCGATGATATTGATAAAATTATGCGCAAAGCTTCCAATTTGTCCACATTGATGGGGCAGTCTTATCTTTGGTTAAGATTTGACATTCCGCATAATATTCAGGGATCATTAAGCTTAAAAGAAGTCTTGGAAAAAAGGATTTTGCCTTATGTAAATGTTCTATCTTATTTAGATGTAGTTGACTGGTCTTTAGATTCTTTTGGAAATTATAATTGGGCGTTAATAAGATTACCTGAATATGACGATAAAGATCCTTTTAGGGAAAGGGATGAAAAGGTATATTATTACTTATTAACTAAAGAGAAAATTTATACTTTTGATGAAGAAGGAGATTTAGTTAGAACTGCAAATAATTCTTTGGGTGAAATTCCATTAATCAAAGTGTTGCATGATGAAGTTGATAGTTTGGGTGAAGGCGAGCCACTATCAAATGATATGCCTTATTTGGCAAGAACTATTTTTAACTGGACTTCCATAATTGATGAAATGATAGAAAGACAGGGATTTGCCCAATTGGTTTGCCCTGATGATGGCGAATTGGAAGAAATGAATAGGGCAGAAGAAGGAAGTGTTTTAAGGAAAATTGGAACTTCTTCTGTTTTTACTTATCCAGCAAGTGCAGGTCATCCACCACAATTCATTACACCAGATATTAGTCAATTAAGAACAATCTGGACTATTATAAATGGTATGATAGATTTTATCTATTTAAGTACAGCCCTAGCTGGAACTAGGGAAGATATTGTAACGAATAGCAGTAGGGCAAGAAGAATTGCACTAGAATTAGTTGGTGCGACATTAAAAGCTAAAGTTATGCATTTGGAGACTGCTGAAAATCGAATGATAGAACTTTACTTGAAATATTTAAATAAGGAAAGACAGATCAATAAGAGATATTTCAGCAGCTATTGCAGAGACGTTAATGCATTAAGTTTTATGGATTATTTCGATAGTATATTTGAAATGATGAAGAAGAATATTAGCAGAACTTTCAATAAGGCATTGGCTATAGAATTAACCGAAAATTGTCCTTATCCAATGGTTCAAAAATTGCGTGATGGAATTATTAGGGAAATACAAGATTCGGCTGGTATATTATTCGGCCAAGCACGTGATATTTATGATTTTACAGCTAGTGAAGAAGAAATGAAAAAAAGTAAGCCAAAAAAACAAGTAAAAAAAGCTAAAAGGGAAGAAAAAGAAGAAGAAAAGAAAGAAGAAGGGAAGGAAGAAAAATAATTTAGGAGGGTTAATATATTATGGGGAAACCAGATGAAAAATTTGTTTCTGAAGAAGAATTTAAAAAAGTTGTAGAGCAAAGGGATAAATTAAAAGAAGAATTGCGTGCAGCGGAAGAAGAGGCTAAAAAGGCAAAAAGGGAATTGAAAATTTTGCAGGAAAAGATGCAGGTTAGGGAAAAAGCAGAAGAAGAACTTAAACAGAGAATGTCGGAATTGGAAGAAAAGTTAAATCAGTATCAGGAAAAAGAAGAAGAAGAAAAAATGAAAGAAGCTTCTGAAATAGAAAAATTGAAAATTCAGCATGAAAGGGAAATTGAAAAACTGAAGAAGGAATATCAGGCTGAAATAAGGGAATATGAAAAGAAGATTAAGGAATTAGAAAGTGGCTTAAATACTTCTAAGGATGAAATTTTTAAATTAAGAAGATATCAGTTAGAAAGCAGAATTTTGCATTCTGCATATGATATAGCTAAAAATCCAAAAAGAATTGTTAAGCTATGCAGGGATGATTTTGTATGGGATGAAGAAAATGGCGATTGGTATCATGTAAGGGAAACCAGTCGTGGTAATGTTGTAAAAGTTCCAGTAGAAGAATACATCAAGAAATTCCTTGAAGACCCAGAAAATGCTGATTTGGTAAAAGTGAAAATAAATGAACCCACGGGTGAAGGCGGTGGTGATAAAGATAAGAAGAAAGAACCTAAAGATGAAGATTTATCTGAAATAGCAAAGAAATATACAGAAGAAGAATTGAGACATCAGGCAGAAATCAGGAACATGACAATAGAAGATTTGAAGAAATTATTGAAGTTACAGGAAGAAGCCAAGAAAAAACGTAAAGAACAATTGAAAAATCTTGCAGAGAAAAATTTCATTTAAGGAGTGGATAATGAAGTTAAAGGATTTATTAAAGATAATTGAAGAAAAGTGTAAGGATGATTATCATATTTCTGTTATGATTAAATCTTCTGGTTTATATCATTTTTATACTAGTTCTAGTTCAAAAGAAGAAAGTTTATATGATTTCTTTTCAGATATTTTGGCAGGTTTAATCATGGTTTATAAGAAAATAAGCGATTCGGTGGAATTTGAACAATTCCTAGCAGAATTGAATAAACAGTTAATATTGATGAAAAAAAGTATTAAAGAGATAAAATTGTACGAACCGTGATAAATTTTGTTGTTTTAATGGAAAGAGACGGAATTGCAAGGTATTACAGACGTTTGGATGAAAACGAAGTTTTATTTGAAATTTATAAAGATGGTAATTTAGAGGTTTGCCATAGAATTAGTGCTAAATTTCTAGTTTCAGAAATATTAAATTCTTTGGGAAATGAAGAAGAAAAAAATTAAATACTTATTGAAAAATGGAAAGTGGTCAACTAAATTTGATCCTTGGAATGTAGCGGTTCCGTCTGGAATGTCGAATAGTCAATTTGCAATAAGAAGAAGAGGATTTAGTGTTGGCATAGATGAAAATGGAATTTTTATTTTTACACACAGATGTAGAAGTAAATCATATCCTTCTTATAGAAAAATTCCAAAGAAAGTAAGAGATTTCATTAAAAGTACAGGTTAATTTTTTAAGCGTCCCATTCTATAATCTAAGTCGGATTATCAGAATGGGACGGATTCGTGTCTTTAAACGAAGTTTATAACAAAATTTTAGGAGGTTCATTATGTTTGATAAATTATTTAAAACTTATGAAAAGTTATTACTTTATCGCCCTTGGGTTTATTATTGGAAAGTTACTTATCCCAATGGTAAAAGTATAGCGCAATTTGATGAAAATGGGAATGAAATATTGTATGGCAATGTTTCTAAGAAAGATGCATTGATTATTGGTTGGTATCCATTCGATGTTAAATTAGCTAGAAAGTTATTAGATAAGGGTTTATTAGTATTACCGAAACAAATTCCAACTCATGAAATTATTTTGGAAAAAGGTGAAGAACCGATAATTTTTAGACGCAATTATATTGCTTTGGGTGCAAATGGTGGGAGAAGAATTAAATATATATTAGGTAAAAAACATAAGTTCTTATGGATAATTGATGAAAATGGTAATAAAGAGATAAAAAAGTTAACTGATTAACTAAAAGAGGTGTACTAAATTGGCATGGCCAAATGGCTGGACTTATAGAAAAAAAATCACTATTCAAGGCCAATCAGGCGCTGGAACTAACTATCAAGTATTACTTAAAGTGGGCGAAAGTTCTGGCGCTTCGGGATGTGATTTTCATGTAGAAGGACATTCATCTAATTTTCCTAGCGATACAAATCAATCTGGTGATTTAAGGTTCACTAAAAGTGATGGAACTACTTTATTAAATTTTTGGATAGAAAAAGTAGAAGGTACATCGCCTAATCGTGTAGCATATTGTTGGGTAAAGATTACAGATAATTTAGATAATAATGTAAATATCTATTGTTATTATGGAAATTCCAATGCAGGTAATGTGAGTTCGGTTACTAATACATTTATAAGGGAAATAAGCAATCTTAAAGGTGCTTGGCATTGTGATGAAAATTCTGGAGATACAGTCGAAGATTCATCAGGAAATAATCACAATGGGACAAAGCATGGTGCAACTTGGACTGATGGAAAATTCGGCAACGCCTTGAATTTCGATGGAAACGATTATGTAGATTTAGGAGACATTTTAGATGATGTATTCGCTGGAGCAGATAAGAAATTTAGCTTTTCTTTATGGATAAAACCATCTGCTCAAATGACAAATAATTGTATTATAGTCAAGCTTGCCGATTCTAATTGTTCGGAAAATCAAAGACAATTTGTATTTAGATTACTTACTGACAGTAAGCCTGAATTTATATATTATTGTGGTCTTAGTACATTTAATTATAGAGGTATTTTAGGTTCGACCCCAATAACTGATTTAAATAAGTGGTATCATCTTATTGTAACTTATGATGGTTCTATCGATACAAATAATGGATTGGATAGAGTTAAAATATACGTTGATGGGCAAGCAGAATCTACTACTTTAGATTATAGTGGTGGTAATCTTGGTGATATTCAAAATGGAACAGCACATTTTGGATTCGGTAAGTACTTAAATTCATCAGGAAGTCCTTGCGGAAGTGGCGCATATTTCAATGGTATTATGGATGAAATTTTTGTTTTTGATAAAGTTTTAACTGCCGAAGAAGTTTCAGATTTATATAACAATTATGGTTATACGACAACAAACTATTCGGGAAAAGTATTAGTTCGCAAACGTATTGATCCAGAACCAAGTTTTTCCTCATCCCTTTCAGAAGAACAAGCTTCAGGTTTAGTTTTTATTGATATATGCATTTTAGAACATAAATTATCTTGCAATTATTCCGTTGATATATGTGTAGCTAAGCAAGGTTGGCTTCCCTATAATTTTAGAAGACAAATAACTATAGATAATACGTCAAATTCCAATAATCTTATAGATTATCAAGTAAAAATAATTTTAAATTCTGATAATTTCAATTTTAATCATGCTAAAGATGATGGAAGTGATATTGCATTTGCCGATTCCAATGGGACTTCTGTATTGTATCACTGGAAGGAAAAATGGGATAAAGATAATCAAGAAGCCATTCTTTGGGTAAAAGTACCTTCTATTCCAGCTTCTTCCACAAAAACTATTTATCTTTACTATGGTAATTCAGAAGCCGAAGATAGCAGTGATGGTGATAATACATTTGATTTTTTTGATGATTTTATCGATACGATAGATACAAATAAATGGAATATAAAAGGAAATTCTGATAATCTTGATATTAGTAATAGTGTTTTGGATATTTATATTTCGGAACATACAGGAGATGGAAGTTGTATATCCAATGGTATAGTTTCTAAAACTTATACTATAGGGACTGGACATATTTTAGAAGCATTGGTTAAAGGAGATAGTCAAAGAAGAAATTATTGGGTTTTTGTAGGTGCTAATGATAATGAAGGAGCTATTTGGGGGGGTACTTCAAAACAGACATTTTGTTTTTATCAGAATACTGAAAGTGATACTGTAGCAAATTCTTGGGCAACAAATAGACAATATACTTATATAACAATTGATTATTCGAATTGGCATAGGTATAGAATTGATTATATTGACACAAATACACTTAAATTTTACATTGATGATGATTTGAAAGCAACTCATACTGGAACAGCAGTTCCAGACGCTTCAAGGAAATTGGAGCTTGGTGGTGATGATTATAGTAACACAAATTATCATGTAAAATATGATTGGATAAGAGTTAGAAAATATACTGATCCAGTACCAAGTTCAACAATTGGAAGTGAACAAACTGTAAAAGAAATTAATTACTCTATAGATGCAATACTTATTGCATTGAAACAAGATGTTTCTATTGATTTATTGCTGCAGAAATTGCAATCTCTTAGCTATAGTTGTGATGTTATAATAAAGGAAATTGAAAAGATTTATGATATTGATATTTTGTTACAAAAATTTAGTTCTATTAATTATAATGTTGATGTAATATTTGGGAAGATAATCAAAAAGAACTATAATATTGATATTTTACTAAGAACGTTTGAACAGAAATCTTATATTTCAGATGTTTTATTACAGAAATTTAATTCTATTAATTATAATGCTGATTTAATCTTAAATAAAATTGGAGAATCACAATATTCTATAGATTTAATATTACAAACGGAAGAAGGAAAATCCGAATACGATTCTGATGTTCTTTTAAAAGGAATTTTAAATCTCAATTATCAATTTGATATTTTATTAAAATTATTGAGATCAATCGTTTATAATATAGATATTTCTTTGGGAAAACTACAATCTCTTGTTTATAGTATTAATGCGATATTTAATAAATTAGAATTAATTACTTATGATAATGATATTTTATTAGAACAATTACAGTCTTTTAATTATGATATTGATATATTATTAAAGCAATTCTCATCTTCTATTTATGATATTAACGCATTATTTAAACAATTGCAGACTTTTACTTATAATATAGATATAATAATTAAGATAATTGGAAAACAAATTCCTATTGATATTATATTATTGAAAGCAAATGAAATTAAGCATTCAATAGATGTTTTCTTATTTGCCCAAAGATTAAGATTTGCACCATGTAAATTAACTTTAGATTATAATAAATATAACCTTAATTTGGATTTTGCTTGTCAGGAGGAATAATTAATATGAAATTGACTAAAGGAGATAGCATTTTATTTGAATGCACTGTAAATGGAATTGAAAATTTAGATAATTGGAAAATTCGTTGTGAAATTTATGATGATTACCAGCATTCTATTAAATTGGCAACTGCTAATTCAGGTGGAAGCGATGAGCAAATAAAAATTACTGATTCGGAAAACTGTAAATTTGAAATTTATGTACCAAAAGATGCTACTGCTGATTTTGATGATATAGCTTACATAGAAATAGAAGTTGAAAGTCCAGATGGTCAAGTTCAAACTTTGAATATAAGGGAACTTCCAGATGGAAGATTTGAATTGAAAGATCAGAAGATTACATGGACTACACCATCTTAGAACTTGACAAATTGAAGAAAATGTGTTAACATTTATACTGTAAAATCTTCTGAGGGTTTTTCCATTTGCGTATTTTATTACCTTGTGTATTGTCTTCAGATGCGATAAAAATTGCATACTGTTTATATAAAAAGAAGAAACTTAAACTATCAGATTATTGCCCGATTTTCCCAAAGAAATCAATTCACCTGCAAAATAATGACATAATCTTATTTGATATAAAAATAAATACAAAACTAAAAATATTTATTTATCCTTATTTTTCTGATTTCTTTAAAAATGTAATAAAAGAAGATATAAACTTTCATTTTCTTAATAATTTACAAGAAGATTTTTGGTGGGGCTTAGATTCGGAAGGAATAGATACGTTACAACTATTATCTAATTGTTTCGATTATTTTGAAAGATACAGATTACATTGGTTAAAACAATTTGAAGATATTCAGTTGGAAAAAATTCAAGTAAAATCATATTTAGTTGCTATAAATGATAATATTCTTCCAGAATCTAAATATTTGAAATCTGAACTTAGAAAAGTTGATTATATGATTTATAGATTTGGCGATGATTTTGGAATAAGAAAAGGATTTCAATCTGATGGCCGCCCATCATTAGTTGATTTTCATAAGTATATAAATGCAGAACATTTTACACATAAGAAAGGTTATTTTGTAAATTTGAAAAATACAAATATAGAAGAAATTTTAAAAAGTTTAGAAAAATTTTTAGAGGTTTAAAAATATGAAGAAATTAATTTCATTATTTTTAATATTAATATTTTTATTTACTATTGCTTGTGGAACTACTTCAAATACAATTAAAGTTCCTAAGATTGATAAAAGTTATGAAAAGGTAATGAAACAGGCTGATGATTTAGCTAAAATTTTGGCAAAATATTCAGCCTTTTCGATTTGCTTTTGGAAAAATGCTTTAGGTGAAGATATAAATAAATTGTCTTACAGTTCTATCCAATGTTTGAATAAGATAGAAGAAATAATGAAAAATAAAGATTATAAAGATTTAACTGAATGTGAAAAGGGAACAATTTTAGCCTGCTGGTTAAGATTTTCAGCAGAATTAACTAATCAAATGATTACTAAATTACCAGCAGAAGTTTCGAGAATAATTTTATTATTTAAATAGGGGGTTAAACATTATGAAGGCTATCAAAGCAGGAATTTACGATGCTTATCATGCAGATGGTATTAATTTAGAAATCAAACTTAATGGTGTTACAGTAAAAGGTGGAACAGCTACTTTTGTAGGCCAGAAGGGCGCAGATTATAAACTTGTGGATCAGGCAACTAGTGCTACCGATAATATAGTTGGTTGGGCTATTTTAGGCGATTATGATGCTTATAATATTCATGGTGTAACCGATAATGGTAATGGAACATATACATTTACTGAAAATAAGGAAAGATTTGTTATTACTGATGAAGAAGCTATTTTCCTAATTAAAGGTATTGGTGGTTCTCCAGACGCAGAAACTGCTATTAAGGCATTGCGTTATGGCGATGCACTTAAAGTTATTATAAATAGCAATGAACAGGTAGTGGATTTGGATAGTAGCCCATATAATGAAGGTTTTGTGATTTTCGTAGGCGCTACAGACGAAGAAGCAGAAGCTGGTTATATGCGTGTTAAAATCAATACACATAAGCAAATAGTTGTTTCATAATTAGAAAATAATATATATTTGGAGGTTAAATTATCATGGCAGAACAGACTGAATTCACTCAAGTCTTAAAATCTAAAGGTTATGAAATCTTTTTTAGGGAATATGAAGAAGAAGCTCCTGTTTGGCCACTTCTATTTGAAGAAGAAGATTGCCCCGATGCATATGTGATGAGTCATACAATGGTAGGATTGGATGAACTTGTTGAAAAGAAGCCAGGCGAACCTATCAAATATGATACACCTGAAGAAGGTTGGCTATTAATAGGTAAAATCAGAACATTTGCACGTGGTATGCGCTGGAATTATGAAACACATAGGAGCATGGAAGCAATTGCAAAGTTGTTTAGCTCTACCATTAAGGAATGGTCTAGGGCTGCCGCTAGGACCAAAGAATCTTTCTATTCCAAATTCTTTGTTTATGGCGCTTTAACAGCTGGACATGATATATTTGACAATAGTGTGGGCGATATTGTTGATCCTAGTGGTAAATTCATATATGATGGCAAGCCATTTATGGCTGACAGCGGAAATGAGCATCCATTGAAATCTGCTACAATTTCTGGTTGTGGTCAGAATTATTTAGGTTCTACCAAAAGTTATTCTATAACCAATCTGAATGATGCTTATACAAAAATGGTAGTTGATAATGCATATAATGATAGGGGTAATCCTATTACAATAAGGCCAGATACAATTTTATGTCATCCTTCTATAGCACATGATATTAAGGCAGATATTTCCAGTGAATATTATCCACAGAAAGATAAAAATGCTACTAAGAAGAACCCATTCTATAACATGTTTGGAGTTCTTCCTTGGAATAGGATTCCAGCAGTTACTGTTGGGGCAAATCAGTATTTTCCTTGGGCATTGTTACAGAGAGGCCGTGGTTTGGTAGCACTGTCTGGTGAAGAAGTAGTGATAGATGTATGGCAGGACAAGGAAAACAAAGAAATTAAGGCCAGCGTGATGGTTCTATTCGGTGGTTACGTGAAAGATTGGCGCTATACAATGGGCGCTTGCTTTGCTAAATCATAATATACAATGTAAAGGCCCTTAATGGGGCCTTTACAAGATTAGTTTTTTATGATATAATTTCTACATGAAATGTCCAATTTGTGGTGCTAAAAAGAAAAGTAAATATTCTAAAACTTGTGGAAAAAAGGAATGTGTAGCTGAATATATTAGAAGACATTTTTTGAAAAAATATGGCGTTGAAAATCCATCACAATCTGAAGCTATAAAAGAAAAAAGGAAGCAGGTTTTTTTAAAGAAATATGGTGTTGAAAATCCATTTCAGCTTGATTCTATAAGACAGAAAGCTAAACAAACTTTATTGGAAAGATATGGTGTTGATAATGCTTCAAAATCTGATTCAATTAAAGAAAAAGTAAGAAAGACTTGCCTATTGAAATATGGAACTGAAAGCCCACTTCAGAATGAGCGGATTAAAGAAAAAGTTAGACAAACTAATTTGAAAAGGTATGGCGTTCCACATGCTCTCCAGAATGAAAAAATAAAAGAAAAGTTTAGGGAAACTTTATTAAAGAAATATGGCGTTGATAATATATCAAAATTAAAAGTTATTAGTGAAATTAAGCGATTTAAAGAAACGGAAAAATTTTTACCTAAACTTAAAGAATATTGTGATAAAAATGATTTGATTTTTTTATCGGAAAATTATAATGGTGTTTGGAAAGATAAAAATCAATGTATAGCTAATAAATATAAATTTAAATGCAAAAAATGTGGTTATGAATTTGAATCTACATTAAGAAGCATTATTAGATGTCCAAGATGCTCAGGTTCTAATGAAGAAAAAGAGCTTATTAATTTTTTGGAAGAAAACAATAATAAAATAGTTGTTCATGATCGCTCAATTTTAGATGGAAAAGAATTAGATATTTTTATTCCAGATAAAAATTTAGCTATTGAATTAAATGGTTTATTTTGGCATTCGGAATTAAATGGAAGTAAAGATAGAAATTATCATTTAAATAAAACGATATTATGTGAGCAGAAAGGGATTCATTTGATTCAGATTTTTGAAGATGAATGGTTATTTAAGAAAGATATTGTGAAAAGTATTTTGCTTGCTAAACTTGGATTATTAAAAAATAGAATATATGCTAGAACTTGCAATATAAAAAATTTAAGTTATAATGAAGTTAAGGAATTTTTGCAAGAGAATCATCTTCAAGCTGATATTAAAGCTAAATTAAATATTGGTTTATTTAATAATGATGAATTGGTTTCATTACTTTGTTTGGGGAAACCTAGATTTAATAAAAATTATGAATGGGAAATTTTAAGATTTTGTAATAAAAATTATTATTTAGTTATTGGCGCATTTTCTAAGTTATTAAATTATTTTATTGAAAATTATAATCCCAAATCCATTATTTCTTATGTTGATAGGAGATATGGAACTGGACATTCATTAAGGAAATTGGGATTTAAGTTGATTGGAACTTCAAAGCCAAATTATTTTTATATTAAAGTTGGCGAATTTATTAGATACCCAAGGGAAAATTTCCAAAAGCATAAATTAGCTAAGCGTTTAGAAAAATTTGATGGAAGTAAATCTGAATGGATTAATATGATAGAAAATGGGTATGATAGGATTTGGGATTGTGGAAATTTTATTTATGTTTTGAATTGAGGTCTTGTACCTGTTCACATATGAACGAGGGAAGGTTATGCCTTCCCTCGTCCTCCGTGGGGGTTTTCAATTGTGGCAATTAATGCTATTCCAGCTTCTTCAAATGCTAATTCTTATTTAACTCTTGAAGAAGCTAATGAGAAATTGACGATTTGGCCTGATTTAAACTGGAAATTAAAAATAACAAAAGAAAAAGAAACATTATTAAGATTAGCTACAGCTTATATAGAAAGATTGCCATTTGCAGGTGAAAAGTTATATAAAGGCCAGAGTTTAAATTTACCAAGGAAAATAACAAGATATAAACCTTATTCAGTAGATGAAGATTATTTTAGTGGCCTTTCATTGAAAGGAAATATCCTTAAATCTTTTCAAGAAGAAAGTTTTAATATAGCTAAGGGCGATGGTTCAAAAAAGGATTTTGAAATTGATTTAGATGTTTTTCCAACTGCAAATTCCATAAATATTAAAACTATAATTGATGGCTCAGAATTTGAAGCTACTGATGATGGAAATGGTAAAATAGTCCATGAAGAAAATGAAATTGGTACAATAAATTATGAAACTGGATTATTGGAAATAAGTTTTCCAAATCCACCAGATGCTAATGAAGATATAGTTCTTAAATGTAATGGCTATTATAGGAATATAATTAGTATAGATGAAACATTTGATGCATTCGATGATTTTTTAAAGTATGGTGCTGTTCATATAGATGAAACTGGCAATCATCAATGTTTTACTATCATTTCAAACAGTATTTCAGAAAAAACGATAACTTTCGATGGAAAAGTAAGCAAGTTATTAGATTCTGATTGTAAGTCTAAAGTAATTTATCCTTTAAATGATGCAAAAGAAGCCCAAATTACGCAATTATTGTATTTACAAAATGTTTTAACTTGGGATGCAAGTTCTTTAATTAGATCAAAAAGAATTGGTGATGTTGCAGTTTCATATTTTAAACCAAATAAATTGGATAGGGTAGCGGCGAAGTTTAATGTGCATCCCCAAGTAATAGCATTATTAGCACCATATTTAATTTATGGGAAGATAGAAGTGCAAAGGGGGTAAAAAATTATGGCAGCTAAGAAAAGGTCCAAATATTGGATTAGGAAAGCAGTTCCACGTTCCCATAGGGGAATGTTTGAAAGATGGTGTAAGCAGCATGGATTTAAAGGTGTTTGCCAAGCTTGTATAAATGCTGCTGTTAAGGCTGGTGGACATGCACAAAAGATGGCTTTATTTGCAGTTAATGTAAGCAAAGGAAAATATCATTATCCTAAATCTGCAAAAAAGAAAAAATCTAAGAAATAATTATGTTTTCATTTTTTGATAAAGCAAAAAATACTACAATTAGTATTTATAGAGATATTTTAGATGAAACAGGTGCATTAGTAGAAAGGCAAACTATTTATGAAAATTTAGGAGTAAGGATTCAAGAAGATAATGTGCCTAGACGTAGCAGACTACAAGATTATTTTATTCCAAGAACTTATATCTGGATTGATAAAGAATTAGATATTAGGATTGGTGATATTGTAAAAGTTAATGATAATGAATACATAGTTGAAGCTATAAGAGTAAGAACTGATTTAGATGGAAAATTTTCATATATAAGATTAACAATAGTATGATAAGATTTGATGTAAAAAGAGAACCAATAAGAGTAGGCGAAAAGGTTCAAATTGAAGATAGATTTAAGGTAGAGCCTTTTCAAAAATTTATAAGAAAAAGATTAATTGATAGAATATTTTTATATTTTCAATTAGTTTGCCCAGAAGTTTTAAGAAATATTACTAATCAACTTGGCTGTGCTACTGGTGCTTTGCAGTTATCTGGTAAGGTTTTTTTAGAAGCTAGGGAAGTTGCACGTGTTACTAAATCCCAAAGAGGGATGCCAAACCCTATTTGGGGAAGAAAAAATCCCAAAAGTTGGCGTACAAGAATTGCATATGACTACCCTTTGGTTGCAAGTGTTGATACTGCACCAGTTTCTGGAGCTGACCAAGTTAGGAAATTTGCTGGGTATAAATTTTATCAAACCCATTCTGTTGGTGGTTTTATAGAATATAGAAGATGGCGTAGTGATGAACCTGAAGAAAGAGGCCAAGGCATTGATTATAATGTAGCATTAAAAGAAATTATAGAAAGAAATCTTACACCTGTTATACAGGAAGAATTGGAAAATTTATTTAGAAAAGTTGCTGAATTAATTAAAAGGGATTTAACATGATTTACAAAATAGTTGAATACTTGAATTCTTTAGAAGAATCTGATATAATAAATCAAGCATTTGGAAAAAAAATTCATGCTAAAGCATTTTTTTTAGCAATTTCGGATTTATATGAAAGTAATGAAGAAGCTGTTTATGTTGTGCCGATAGGTGGTAGTTCACCAAATGTTGATAATATAAGATTTTATCCTGGATTTTTAATCGTTGCTTGTCATAGAAGGCCAAGAAATGCTTTTGATGCTTTAAATTTGATTTTGAAAAGATTAAACGCAAATGAAGAAATTATTAATGGAAAGATTTTAGCTTTAGATTCGCAGCCTGAAATAATATCTTCTATTTCAGGCGGTTGTAGATGTTTTGCAATTTCCTTCAAAGCTTTGTTGAAAGATTAAAGGAGGTTTAAAATATGCCAGAAACTAGAAGTTCTAAGTTTTATACATTAGGAATGCCCCTTTTGTATTTTTATCCAGTAGAAGATTTTGATAAGTCTGGCGTTGTTGATACAATGGCATTGGCACGTGCATATAGTGGAATAACTGATACTAATGGAAAGGTTAGAAATGCAAAGAAAGAAGATACAGGGTTAACACCTGAAGAAATTTTAGAAGGTGCATATCTAGGTAATTTAACAGATATGTCTATTGGCGGTGATATTACCGCTCAGGAACATACTGTTAATAAGGACGGTATTAATGTTGTTGATAAAAGAAAAGTCATTCAGAGAAGCATAGAATTAACTTTTAGTTTTGATGAAATTCATAAAGAAAATTTGAAGAAATTCTTTGGTGCATCTGAAATTAGCTATCCTGCATATGAATATATTACAGCAAAATCCACTAAGGAATCTGGTGGCGATTATGCTGAAGATTATGTTGCTGTAATCAATGATAAAATAACTGGTTATACAGATGCATCTACATTTGAATCTAATTTAGCTGAACTTCTAACAAATAAATTAGATGAGCAAGGAAAAATAATTGAAAATCTAAAAGGCGTTTTTTATTTCTTAGTAGGAAATGCATTAAAAGATTCATTGGATGATGCTTTAAAACCTTATTCTAATCGTATTATTTGTGCCTACTTTGAATATAATTCTGTAACAGAAAAGATGGAAATAAAAAATTGGCCAGCTGGTATGGATGGAAGTGATTATTCTTATGCCGATACTAATTTAAGCAGTAAAGTTAAAATGTTAGTAGTTGATGAAAATTATAATGGTGGAATTCCAGCAAATAAAGTAATAGGCGATAGAACAAATGCAGAAAAATTTACCGAAACTGCATCTTATGTAAATCCAGCAAGTCAGACTAAATATATTGAGCTTTATGGAACTATATTTAGAAAAGGTATTAAGGTTACAGTAAGTGATGGTTCTACAACTGAAGTTTATTATGATGATACATCTGATAATGGCGGTGGAAATTTTGAATCACCATTAAAAATAGAAAGTGGTACAGCTACTTTCTTAGATAGTGGTAGTAAAATAGAATATAAGACAGCTAATTCACCATATAATGCAAAATTAACATTGGTATTTAAAGCTGTCTCAGACGGAACATATTCAGTAACTGTTGAATATTACACAGATGCAAATTATGTACCAAGTGGTAAAGTGGAAGTTACAGGTTATCTCTTAGGTTGGTCAAGTTACTTCTGGACAAAGGTTAATTCTACACTTATGACAATGGTTGTTGGCGAAGGAAAACAGATAGTTGAAGGTTGTGCAATGTTAGTATTCAGAACTAAACTTGGGACATCTTTCTATTGGGTAATTCCAAAGGCTGCTTTAAGACCTAATGGAACAATAAACTTTGCAAGTGATGATTGGATGACGGGTGGTTTTGTCTTAGCAATACAGAAATTAGTAGGATATACAATTCCTGAAATAGCAACATCTGTTGATATTTCAGCAGGTGGTTTTATCTCTTACTTCATGCTTTAATATATAAATTTTAAATTTGGGGGTTAAAAATTATGGCATTGCGAACACCTGATAATTATACCATTAGTGTTCCCAGAGTTTATTTTGCTTGCAAAACAGAAGCTAGTAAAGAAATGCAGGTTGATTGGCTTGCATTAGCCAATGCTATATTTGGAATAACTGATGCTAGTGGAAATGTGAAAAATTCCTATGGTAATATAGTAGGAACTAGGGATGAAATATTGGCAAAAACTTATTTAGGAAATTTGGAAGAAGCAACAGTTGGCGGCGATGTAACTACACTGGAACATTATGCAAGTATAGAAGGAATCAGACAATTAGATAAGCAGGTAGTTCTAAGCAGACCTATTACTTATGAATTGACATTGGCAGAAGTGGATGAAAAAAATATGAATCGTTTCATCGTTGGTAGTGAAATTGATTTAACAGTTTCCGATTTGAAAGTAACTGGAAAAACTTTCTATGGTTCTGAATCCGAAACTATTTGCGTAGTAACGAAGAAATTGAATGATCCTTCAAAAGCTAAGTCTTATATTGAAGCTTTGTGGAAATCAAAAGGTGGAAGCGGAAATCCACCTTGTGCAAATGACCACAGTTATGCATTTATAATTGCCAAGAATCCAGTCGGAAATTGGGCCAATTTGGCTGGTCATATTGCATATGTTGATTGTAATGGTAATTGGGATACTTGGAATCCAAATCAGGATTCTCCACTTTTGTGGAGTTTCCTAAAACCAGCAGGTACTGGTGCTACTGCTGATTTTGCAATGAATAAGAAAGTAAAGTTATTGGATGAAATGAAAAATCCAGTATCTGGAAGCAATTGGGCAACTGCCAATATAGAATATATATTCAATTCTTTTGATTGGGTCAAATATGATACAGACGTTTTTGGCTATACAGTAGTAGGAACACCACAGTCGATTATAGCTATGGATGGAGCTGCTGCTATTATTTCCACAACTGATATTGGACATGATTTGGTTCATATAATTCCAAGATGCAGTTTGATTCCCTCTGGTAGTCTAGATTTCGCAACAGATGCATGGCTTAATTATACATTAACCTTAACAGTTTTAAGGGACGATGAAGCACAATTAAAAGACAGAACCCCTTATGTTGACATTCCTTATGGCTATTTGTTTGTGTGTGATTTATCATAATTATTTGAATCTTATTTAATAAAAGGGCCAGTTTTAGCTGGCCCTTAAAAAAAGTTTATCCCTGTGGATGCAGGGATAGAAGTTGAGGTAATAGAATATGGATGAAACTAAAGTTTTATTTCCAGAAGTTAAGATTGGAAAATTTACAGTTAAGCCATTTAGTTTTGGCCAATTAATTGATTTAACTCCTTCCTTCGAGCGTATTGCCGAAAGATTAATTTCTTTTGGAATACGTACTGTCGATTTAGATATCACCAATAATATTCCCCTCCTTTTAAAAATCTATCTTGCAAGTTCCGAAGAATTCATTGATATAATCTATCATGCAGTAAACCCTAGGGATGAAAATGGAAATATAAAAGAGATTCATCCCAGAAAGGAAATCTATAATCTGACTCCCAAAGAAGGATTTCAATTAATTTTTGCTATTTGGAATGTAAATAAGGACTTGTTAATGGATTTTTTCGGCGCAGGCTTGAAGGAAGAGAATCAGAAACCGAAAGAAGAAAAGAAGAAAAAGAAAAAGTAGGATTAGGTACGATTTTCCAAGTTTTGATTAGCAATGGTCATCGCTTTAGCGATATAAAATATCAGTATTCCATTCCGCAAATTTATCTGTTTTTTAATGAAATTACCAAGCAGAAGTTATCTGAAAAACAATTTCTTGCTAATATTTTAAGATTAACTGGATATACCAGCCATGATTTGACAAAAGAAGGTCTTAAAAAGATGGAATCAACTTGGAAAAAAGTTTTTGATTCTCTAGAAATAAAGACGGAAGATATTTCAAAAGAAGTCTTGAAGTTAGGTTCTAAGATTAAACTTAAAGTGAAGAGGTAATTAATATGCCAAGCGTCTCAAAAGCTCAGCATAGACTATTTGCAATGGCTTATGCCTATAAGAAAGGAACATTAAAATTATCAGATATACCTAAAAATTTAAGATCAATAATTAAGCGTCTTGCTAGTCAAATGACGCTTAAACAACTAAGGGATTTTGCAAAAACTAAAGAAAAAGGACTTCCATATCGCAAAAGAAAAAGAAGGAGAGGATAATAAATGGAACTTGGCGGTCTAAGATATCTATTTAGATTTGATGCAAAGGGATTAGAACATCTAACTGCTGGTCTAAAAGAACTTGAAGAAGCATTAGAGAAGTTTGATGCTTTATTAGTTGGTCTAGAACGTAAATTTTCTGCTGGTGCATTCTTTAGAGCAGATCCCTTCTTAAATGTGTCTAAAGCAATTTCTATTATCTTAAATCAGATAGATTCACTTTATATTAAATCCCGAATATTTACCGAATTAGGGATTTCTGCTGAACCTTTTAGGAAAATAATAAGGTCTTTAGATGAATTTAAAATTAAATTTCAAGAAATATTAAGAAGTGGGCAAACACCCAATTTGGAAAAAGTATTTCAACTTCAAGAAGCCTACGCAAATGTTTTAAAAACACTTGAACAACAAACTGATAAGTTATTGTCACAGAAAAAGGTTAATGCAGAAAATCTAAATTTGGCTAGGCAAAGGATTGAAATGGAAGCTGTATTGAAGGAGACAATTTCTACTTCAATAGATGCAATTGCACGTGGAATGAATGTTTACCAAAATTATAGAAATATAATGAATGCTGTTGTAAGAATTGCCAGAATGCATGGCGTTACCGAATTGGAAGTTGTCACAGATTTATTAAAAGAAGCGAATATAGTTAGGCAATTAAAAGATGAAGCGCAAAGATTAGCACAAATTCGTCGTCAAGGAATGCTTCCCATAAATGAAAGAATAAATCTATTGCAACAGGAAATTTCTTTATTGAATGTTGCCAATCAAATCGAACCAAGGCGATATCAGGCTACATTGGCAATGCGTCAGGCAGAACTTGAGCGATTGAGAAGTACACAAATGTTACGGGAAGCATATCAACAATATTTGACTAGTTTAAGAACTGGTACTAATGCATTAGAAGCACATAATAATTTATTGAATAGAATAAAAGATACAGTTTTACTGACCGGAACTGGAAACCGCAAGTTATTACAGCAATATTTAAATATGACAGAATACGCTAAAGCATTAGTTGCAGAATTAAATAAATTAAAGAAAGTACGTGCCATAGAATCAGTTTTCGGTGGAACATCTGCATTAGAAAGAACAATAGAATTGACAAATCAGATTTTGGCATTATATGAAAGATTGCCTGCTAGAAGAAAGAAGATTTTACGTACTGCTTTGGAAGAAAATAATCTAAATATAAAAAATATTCAAACTTTGAAGGAAATGGCAGCCGTTGATTTGGCACGTGAAAAAGTCCAAGAAAGTTTGATAAAGAATACATCTACTTATATAGCTTTATTAACAGCAGGTATTAATCCATTGGAAAATTATACTAAGTTAATGAATGAAGTTATTGCTGCCGTTAAAGCAGGTGTTCCAGCTCAAAAAGCAATTTCTGATATATTAGCCGCACAACCTAAATTTGTACAATCAGCGGTGCAAAGCGTTGAAAGATTAAATGAATTAAGAAATCAAGGAGTTTTGTCATTAGAACAAGAAGTTAAACTGCTTCAAGATCAGATAAAAACACTTGAAGCTGCTGTAAGTTTAACTAAAAAAGAAACTGAGCAATTTGAAATTGAAAATAGATTGGTTGCATTACGTGGTGAATTATTAGAAAAACGAGCTATTGCTGCTGATGTTGCCGAATCCAAAAAATTAACACAACTTTTAGATCAAATAGCTGTTACTAACCAAAGAATTCATGGAACTAGACTGCATTTATTGAATTTGAGCAAACAAGATGTTCAGCAACATATTACTAAATTAACTCAACTTGAGCTATTAAATCGCCAAATGGAATCCTTGTTGAACAAATATGTTAAAATGGGTGGTGCTTTAGATGAAACCGTTCCAATTCATGAAGCAATGGCACGATTCATTGGAAAATCAAACGAAGAACTTAGTAAAATATATCAAAGAACTGCTAGGTTAAGACCAATTACAGAACCAATATTAAGAGTTTGGCGTGATTTACAACAGATTTTGGTTAGATCAGGCACAGACCTTAAAAATATGAATGTTGCTGCTAGAGCAATAGCCAAATATATGACTCCACAGCAATTATTAACCTTCTGGACTAATTTAGAAAAAGTTGTAATTATGAATACCGAAGCACTAAAAGGTCAATTTGGCCCTGCAATTGAAACTGTGATGAAACAGTTAACGCAATTACATGGTGCTTTGGAAACATATGCTAGGAAATCTAGAGCTATATTAAGAAGAGAAGCAGGCGCACGATTATTGGACTTAATGCGTATGAGTTGGTTTGTCCAGTTACGTTTATTCTGGATGGTTTATATGAACTTATTAGATGTTGTAAGCCAACTTGCTGAATTTCAAAGGAATTTGGCTGCAATTAGAGCTATTGCACAGGCAAGTGCCGCTGATGTAGATAGATTGGCCGAATCATTTCATAATTTGAGCTTACAGACAGTTTATTCAATTAGAGAATTATCAGAAGTTGGAATTGAAGTTGCCAAGGCGGGTTTTTCTGCCAAAGAAACTATGAAAATAACTGAGACCGCTGCTAAATTGGCAATGGTAACTAAATCTAGTGTAAGAGATGCTGCGAATGCAATAATGGTAGTTATCAGGTCTTGGGGATTTGCAGCTGATAAAGCCGATGAAATTGGAGACATTTTGTTTAATGCAATTACAAAAAGTAGATTGTCTATGGAAGGATTGAGAACTGCTTTGGGATATGTGGCTGCTGTCGCATCTTCAGCAGGTGTATCATTCTTAGAAACTGTTAGTGCAATGGCAGTTTTGACAAATGCAGGAGTAGAATTTTCTAAAACTGGTGTATATTTGAGATCATTATTAATGCGTTTAACAGCACCAACTGATAGATTCAAAGAAGCTTTGGCAAAAGTTGGATTAACCGCAGAAGATGTTGATCCAAGATTACATAGTTTGGCTGAAATATTTAAATTAATGCATGAAAGAGCATTTGATGTAGCTGATGCAATAGAAGGTGTTGGAATTAGGGGAAGTACAGCATTTGCTATATTATTGTCTCAATCTCAATATTTGCCAATTCTCAATGAATCATTAAAAATGACTGGTACTGTTACAAATGCTCTTTCTCTTTATATGAACAATTTAGTTACACAGTTGGCACTATTTAAAAATGCTTTTATCGGAATGTCTAGAGCTATATTTGAAGGTATGGCAATGCCATTAAAAGGTATAATCGTTACCCTTACAGATTTTATGAACTTACTTGCTTCAGGCAGAGGCAAAGTAGTAGCAGAAATTGCAGGCATAGCTATAGCAATAGTTGGATTGTCAGGAATAGTAAGTGTTCTTCTTGGAAAAGTTATAAAATTTATAGCGACATTGAAACTTTTAAAAGATATAATTGCTTTGATAAGAGGAGAGATAATAGCTATTAATGTAGTAACTAGAAATTGGCGTTTCTTGCTTACTGTAGCAGTTGTTACAATTTTATTTGTCGTCGGTAAATTGAAATTGATGAACAAATTTATGGAAGGTATGGTAGAAACAACACGGGACTTGACAGAAGCACAGCAGCTTCTTTTTCAGACGATTACTAAGATAGGAAAAGCGGAATTGGTTTATAATAATATTACAAAAGCAATGGCAAAATATAAAAAAGGTATGATAAGCTTGAATGAATTGAAGAAGATAACTGTGCAAGAACTTTCTAAGATGGGCGATAGTATGGCATATTATGTTGATTTAATTAAGAAATCAAAAGACCCTCTTAAAGCTATAGCCGCCGCAATAGGAGTTTTAGGTTTAGTATTATTTGATTTAAAAGAAAAAGCTGAAGAAGCTAGAAAAAAAATTGAAGAGCTTCAAAAAGAATTGAAAGAAAAGCTGAACAAGCAAATAAAAAAGACTATTGAAGAAACGGTAAAATTGATGAAAGCGTTATCCCGTTGGGGAAAATTAGTTGAAGCTTCTGATGTAGAGAATTTAATTGACAGAATAAATAAGCTATCTGAACTATTAAGAGTGTTGGGAGAAGATATATCACCTGTAGTTTTAGCGGAACTTGAAAAATTATTTAAATGGCTTTTAATATTAGCGGCTCGTGGAAAATTATCATCTGAAAATATTAGGTCGCTTGTTGTTGCTTTGTCGCAATTAATTTTAGCTATTCCAGAAGATAAACGTGCTGGAATTTTGAAATTCTTTACTAATTTATTGGTGAAGCTTGTACTTATGCGTAAGATATCCAAGAAAGATTTTATAGAAATAGCTAAGGCAATGAGAGAATGGGCTGCTTTATTACCAGATAAGCAAGCTATAGAATTCCTTTCAATATTAATGCGATTATGCGAAGCAATGGGTGTATATAAACAAGTGTTTGGCGATATTGGCAAGCTATCAAAGGTTAAAATTCCAATTGCGGAACAATTAAAGAAAATACGTGATGAATTGACTAAATTAGAACCATTTGAAGCTTATACTAGAATTAGGATTAGAATGATTAATAGAGAAATTAGCGCAATGCGAAGGCAGCGTGAAGAATATCAAAGACAAGTTAATGCATTGAATGTATTGATAGGAATGAAGCAAACTTGGATGCGGACAAGTATTCAGGCTAATGAAGAAGCTTTTGCTGCTGAAGAAAGAAGATGGATGCGTTGGGAAGGATTGACACAACAGGAAATAAAGACAGCAGAGCAGGCACAAAGATTAATTGATTATGCTCATAGTAGAGAATTTAGAGCACAAGAGTTACATGTTAAGGCATTGGATTATAGGGAAAAAGCCTTAAGTTATTATCGTAAGGCAGCAGATTATGCAAGAAAAGGCGATGTGCAAGCTGCTAGGGCTGCATTATCGCAGGCCAATTTCTTCTGGCAAACATCTGAACAATATTATGGTTTGACCGAAAGAAATTTGCAACGTGCTATTTCGATACTTCAGCAGATTCCAGAAGGATTGAAGACACCAGAAGTAAAACATTTTATAGATATGTTAAGGGATGATCTTGATGATATTGCTGAAAGACGTGCTAGAGACATTGAAGATATTAAAGATGCTGAATCAGATAGTCTTGATATGCTTATGCGTGAACGTGAAGAATATGAAAAACTTATTGACCAGCTTGATAAAGAAATAGAACGTCAGGAAAAAATAGTAAAGAAATTTCAAGATGCTTTAGATAATATTTCACGGCTTAAATCTGAATTTGAAGCAATTCAAAAGATAAAAGATATATATCCAAAAGTTGATTTTAGGGATTTAAATCAATTAATGAAAATTTTAGAAGCTTATATAAAGAAATTAGAAAAAGCATTAGAGTTACAGAAACAATTAGGGAAAACAAAACCAGCTGGCACACCGCCATCAGCACCAACTGGAATGCAAACTGGTGGTTTAGTAACTGGATTTGGAACTGGTGATAGAATTCCAGCTTTGTTAGAACCTGGTGAATTTGTATTGAAAAAGAAAGTTGCTGAATCATATGGTTTGAAATTCTTAAATGCTTTGAATAATTTACAATTTCCAAAAGAAATGTTTACACCTTATCAAGGTGGTGGCGAAGTCCAAACAACTGAAGGAATTAAAAGAACTGTAAATCTCAATTTGGTAATTGGAACAGAAACATTTCCAGTAGTAACTTCTGAAGAAGTTGCCAATAAATTGGAGAAATTCTTAACAAGAAAAAGATTAGTTGGAAGAAATGCTTAAAATTTGCAAAAATTCAAGTTTTATGCTATAAATAAGAAATAAAAAAGGGAGGTTTTTTAACATGGCAGCAACAATCGTAGTAGAAGAATTAAACGGTGCAGAAAGTCCAGGCCCAACTGCAAATGAAATTACAAGTGCCAGATTTTGTACTGCTGACACACATAATCCTGGTTTGAATTATCCAATTCCGATTCCTGATGCAGGTTTTAATTATAGTTACTGGAAAAATCATAGAATAAAATTTACAGGTAGTTTTACAAAGGTAAGCAACATCAGATGGTATTGTGACGGTAGTATCGGCTGGGCATTAGGAACTAATGGTGAAGTTCGTGTTGGCGTAAGGGATAGCGGTGATAATGGATGTCCCGATGATAATTATCAGCAGGCAGATGGAACTCAAGGAACAACAGGTCATCCAATAGAAGATGCTACAAATGGACATGCTTATTATAAAGATCAGACAGATAAAGTTAAAAATGTGGAAAATTATACTTCTTCTAGCCCATTGACAGTAGATAGTTCGGAATATACATCAGAAGGACATAGTAAACATATAGTATTGCAATGCCGAGTAGCCAACGACGCTGTCCACGGGCAACAAAGCTCAGAGACCCTAACCTGGATTTGGGATGAAATATAATTGATATATCTGGAATTTCTTAAGTGCATTTGGAATGACCTGCAATTGAGTTGACTAACGTATTATGTTTTATTTGATTTGGGATGGGGAAATTATAAAGGGCTTGACAAATTGAATGCGGCATGTTATAATAGACCTGAATTTGGGATAGAAAGGAGGAAATATGAATTGTCCAAATTGTAATTCAACCAAGGTAGTAAGGGATGGGAGAACCGAACAAGGGAAAAGGAGATTTAGATGTAGAAATTGTTCTTATCGATGGGTCGAAAATGCATCATGTACTAAACTACGTTGGACAAATGATGAGATAGAAAATTTGAAAAAGCTATATTTGGATGAAAGGTTACCTAAAGATAAGATTGCAGAGGAACTTAATAGAAGTTATAAGTCAGTAGAAAGTAAGATTCAGGAGTTAGGGCTACATCGTGATAGAATAGATAAAAAAATAATCAAAAAGATTTGTCCAGTTTGTGGAAGAGAATTTATCACTGGCGGTAGAAAAGGCAAAAAAGATAAGATTTATTGCTCTATTCAATGTGCCAATATTGCTCAACGAAAAGATACTGGTTATAGAGCTTGGCTCAGATTTGCTGAAAAGATTAAACAACGTGATAATTATCAATGTGTAATCTGTAAAAGAAAGAAATCAGATGGATATAAGATAGAGACACATCATATTATTCCAAAGAAATGGACAAAGCCTAGTGAATTTAAAGGTGAAGAAAAATTAAGTGATTGTATAACGGTATGTGCCGAATGTCATGGAGCTTTAGAACGTTTAACCAAAGCAGCTATGGAACATAAACCTGACTTCAATATCTGGAACTTGTTGGAAGCACTTATTGATTCTGAAACATTAAATAGAATAAAAAATTCATAACTTCAGTCCCATTCTATAATCCAAGTCGGGTTATCAGAATGGGACGGATTATTGTCTATAAACAATGGTAAAAATTGATACAATAGAATTACCAGACTTAATTTGGGTAGATGAATTTGATTATCTACCTATATCTTCTTCCAAAGATAGAACTTTGGGATATAATGCCTTAGTCTGGTCTTCCAAAAATAAATTTCAAAGAAATATTACATTGCAAGGTGATGAAAATAGGGCTTGGCTGACAAGGAAACAAGTAAAAGAACTGGAAAAATTGGCTTATATTCCAGATGCTGTTTTTGATTTGGAATATAATGGAAAAAAATATAAGGTTAGATTCAGACATGAAGATGTTCCAATTGAAGTATATCCAATTTTGCCAAGAACTAATCCAAATGATGAAGATTATTATTATGGAACTATAAGATTACAGCAAATTGAATAAAAATTTTTGCAGGGTGCTTGATATGGCTAGTTATAAAGGAATAAAGGCAGATAAAAAAGGGTTTGCTGGAAAAAGATTAATTCTTGTTTTTAAAGGTATAAAGGCTTTTATAACAAGGAAAATCCAATCATAATTATATATTTAAGGAGGATTGAAAATGGCTTATTCAAGTTTATTGAATCAAAGTGTAAGCAATGAGAGTGACTTGCTTGATAAGTTATATGATTTCTTGGTTAATACATTAAGCTGGACTAGTCATGATGATCAAAGATCCACAAATAATTATTTTGTTGTTACCAGTACAGGAGAAGATGGAAAGGCAAAATTGTGCATGAAATTTACTAAAGGTTCAAACAAAGTTGATGTACGGCAGTATTTAAGCTGGGATAATACAAATCATACTGGCAAAAAGGAAAGTGGTGGGTCATATAGTTATATATATTCTTCTAGTAGTGAACACACAGCTTGGTTTTATGGCGATAAGGATCATATAGTAGTGATTACTAAGGTAAGCGGTAGCTATTATTGTTTTTATGGTGGTCTTTACGATACATTATATAACAAGGATTATGCAACTACACAGGCTAGTGTTAGTAGTGGTGATAATGTTTCTGTAAATGTAGATGATGCAAGTATTCTTGAAGCAAATGAATATTATCTGATTATGGATGATGATAATTGCGAACGGGCAAAAATAACAAATATTTCTGGAAATACGATTACGTTTGAACATTTAAATAATTCTTATGCTTCGGGAGCTAGGATTGGAGAAGATCCAATGCCTAATATTGTTTCTAAATATAATCTTGGTGGTGCTGTAGGCAGTTCGATTTATCAGCAATTTTACTATGATGGAACAGTTGGAACAAATTATTATGCAGCAACTTATCAAGCAATGGATCCTAGTGTAGAATCTTGTATCAATGATGCTAAGAGATATAACAGAAGATATTTCTTTCCAATAGCTTTGGTAAATACTAATGCAACATATAAAGAACTATTTGGATACTTAAAATATGTTTTTACTTTTGATAAAACTGAACAATCTATTTTGCCTGAAGATAATATTACTTATGGCGGAAAAACATATGATGTCTTTATAATATATGGTAATAATTATGTTATGGTTATTCCCAGATCAGTATAAAAAGGAAATTGGGAAAGTCAAATGGCTGAATATAAGGGAATAAAAGCTGATCGAAAAGCAAAACTTGGAGAAAGGTCAATTTTAGTTTTTCAAGGTATTTTCTGCGCCCCTAGTGAATTAGCAGAAGAATATAATACATGTAATTATGATATTGATATTTTATTTTTAAAGTTAAAAAATCAAAATTGTAATCTAGATGTATTATTGAAAAGATTAAATAATCAAGATTACAATGTTGATGTTGTATTAGAACTTGCAAATAAAATTTACAATGCTGATCTTTTTTTACAAAAGTTAATTACTTTAAATTATGATTTAGATATTGCATTAGAAAAGTTAAACAGTAAACCATATAATCTAGATATATTATTAGAAGAATTAAATAATCAAAGTTACAATATTGATGTTATATTAAAATCACCTAAAACCTATGATATTGATTCTTTACTACAAAAACCAATTGTTTCAAGTTATAATCTAGATATATTATTAAAAAAATCAATAAGTGAAGTTTATAACTTAAATGTATTACTAGGAAAATTAAATAGTCAAACCTATAATATTGATGCATTATTACAAGAATTAATAAACAAAATTTATAATTTAAATGTATTGTTAGAAGCGTTAGGTGATCAAATTTATAACATTGATGTAATATTAAAATTATTAGAAAAAATTTATAATATTGATTTGTTATTGCAAAAAATAATTGTTTCAAATTATAACTTAGATGTATTATTAGGGAAAAACCATGAGATTTATAATTTAGATGTATTGTTGGAAGCATTGAATAATCAGATTTATAACATTAATTTATTGTTGCAAAAGTTAAAAAGTCAAACTTGTAATATAGATGTATTGTTAAAAGAGTTAAAAAATTATAATATTAGTATATTATTACAAACGTTTGAAAATTATAATTATGATATAGATATTATATTAAAATTTTTACTTCACTACAACATAGATGCATTTTTAGAAAAAGAAAATAAGAATTATAATATAGATTTACTATTACAAAAGTCAGAAAATCAAAATTATAATCTCGAAATTTCACTATTTAAAACCAGTTACGTCCTTTTTGATGACATGGAATTGCAGTTAGTTTGGAATGATGAATTTATGAATTCGGAAATAGATGCAGTTAAACGATTGACTTTAGCGCAGAATTATAATATTCAAGAATTTAATATATGCGAAAAACCAATTACTTTGGAAGCTACGGAAAATCAAGGTTGGTTGACAAGAAAACAGGTAGAAATGCTTTATGAAAAAGCATCAGTTCCGAATAAGATATATCCATTGATATATAATGGGAAACATTATTTAGTTAGATTTAGGTGGGAAGATCCACCAGTTATTGACGTAACACCTATTTTGCCAAGGCCAAATATGGCAGATGATGATTATTATTATGGAACAATAAAATTGATGCAAATATTAAGATAAATTTTAGGAGGATTATATATGTATAAAATTTCGGGTCGGGTATTGTTAAATGGTAATCCCGTTCAAAATGCAAAAGTAATAGCTGTATCCTCTGAAGATAAAATCTATTTAAATGACATACTTACAGATAAAGATGGTTATTACACTATAATACTTCAGGATCAAAAGAAATGTCATGTGATGGTGGAATATGAAGACGCTGATGGACAAAAATACAATGCATTTAGTAAATGGGATATATTACCTGTATTTTTAACAACTTTTATAGATTTGCCGATAGATTTAGATATTGTAATTTCACCATTAAATAGACAATTTGACAATATTATTAATTTGGAGGTAAATACTATGATCAAACAAATTAATAAAACTATATTAAAAGAAACTTCTCCCGAAACGGTTATAGCAACTACTGAGGGGCCTAATCAGGATCAATTTAATCAGCAAAGTTCTAGGCCAAATACTGAATATAATACATCCACATTATCAGTAAATAAGAGCCAACAAAAAGAAGTAACAGTACAAACCGAATATGATTATACTATATCATAAGGAGGATAAGAGATGATAAAATTATATGCAGATTTAGCTATTAAGGATAGAAAAAACAAAATAATTTGGAAAAAAACTATAGAATGTAAAAGTTTTGTGCGTCAATTTCTTGAAATTTTGCTCTGCCATATGGGCCAATTCTATATAAGTTCGAAATGTACAAATGGTAATCTTGTAACTGTTCAAATATCATCAGAAAATTTTAAAGCAAATGCTGGCAGTGGCGATACTAGTTTCGGAATTTTAGTTGGAACTGGAAGTACAAGTCCAACTATCGATGATTATGCAATGGAATCCCTTATTAGTCATGGAACTGGGGCAAATCAATTGCAATATGGCGCTGTTGCTTTTGGTGATCCGACTTGCGATGCCAATTCTTGCCATTTTACTATTACACGAGATTTTTCCAATGCAAGTGGCGAAAGTATTACAGTTTATGAAATTGGTTTAGTAGTTGTTTCTCAGCAATCTGGTTCAGGTTATAACCACCGTTCTTTAGTTGTTAGAGATGTTATTTCCGCTGGGATTTCCATACCAAATGGAGAAACATTAACAATAAATTATAGAATTAAGGTGGTGGTGTAATATGTTAAGTGCAATTTATAAACTTGAGATAATTAAAAATGGTAATATAAGGAAAGTAATTTCCGATAAATCTCATAGTTTTTTGAAAGGGTTTGTTTGTTTACTGCACAGACATTTTGCTAGTCAGCCAACTTGTACTGTAGATATTGATAATGCTAGTAGATGCGATGGCAGAAATGATTACCAATTATCGATATCAGCACCAGGTGGTAAATCAGTCATGAATAGATTTGGAAATTTTGTTCCAGGATATAAAATTGGAATAGTAGTAGGCACAGGTACTAATTCAGTTTCCCCAACTGATTATAAACTTCAATCTCAAGTCGAACACGGAACTGGAACTGGACAATTTATTTATTATGGTAGTTTATGTAGTGATATATCAATATCTGGATCTGAAGCTAGCTTTAAAACTATGAGGTTATTCGAAAATAAATCTGGCGGTAGCATTACCATAAATGAAATTGGAATCTATGCAGTTGGTTGTGGGGGCTATTCACATTGCATTGTAAGGGATGTACTTGGAACAGGTGTTACAGTTAATGATAATGAAGTTTTGAAAGTTGAATATACAATTAAAATTACGGTTTAGTTAAATTAAAAATAATTTAAAACTATAGGAGGTTTTTTTCAAATGGCAATATCTAGATCAGATGTGATATTTGTAAAATCATCTACAGTAACAGATTCTAATACAAATGGTGGTAGAAAAAGTTATATTGAAATTCCTAATAGAACAAAGTACAATTTATTTCCACGTGTGACTAAACCTGAAAGAGATAATGGAATTACTAGATATAGAAAAGAATTTATCTGGAATAAAAATGCTGATAATGAAAGTATTTTTGATGCTATGATTTATTTACTTTTCCCATCACCAGCTAATGATAGATTTTATTTAGCTCTAGGAACACAAACTGATGTTCAAGGAGACATAGATGATAGTTATAAATGGTATTCAGGTGGGAAATTGAATGCTGATGTAACTGCTGGTTCACAGCAGATTCAGGTTTTATTTGAAAGTAATGATGTTTATGTTGATAATGATCTTTACATTGCGATTTCTTCACAGTTCAAAACAAATCAAACGATAGACAGTGGTGTCAAACCATTTGATCCAGTTTATTATAATGGAAGTAAATGGATAAAGCAATCTGCACCAAGTCCTTCCCAAGAAGATAATTATCCTTATGGAACATATTTGGGCAATAATGTAGTTTTTACTTATCATTCTGAAGGTCATATTGAATATATAAAAACTGCTAATGATAAATATGAAAATGAAAGCTTGAGTGGTTCAGGTTCTGGGCCTTATACTGGACAAGATGGTGGAAAATTATTACATCCACCGATAAAAAAACAAACTGTTATCGTCAAATATGCATTTGGTGGCATTGATTATGAAGCTACTGATGATGGTAATGGAAACATCACTGGAACAAATGTTTCAGATGGTAGTATAAATTATGAAACTGGTGAAATTAGTATAACATTTTCCGATACACCAGATTCTACGCCAACAGTTGATTATTATAAAAGATGCTATACTTGGTCTGGTAATGTTTGTACTATAAATTTGGCAGATCAGATTGCTAATAGTTATGATTCTGATAATACTTATTGTGGCATTTGTCTATCACTTGGCGAAATAAAAACAAGTCTTTCAGATGTAACTGTGAATTCTGCAAATGGTAATTTTGATGAATCAAAAGTTTCATTGGATAATCAAGGAACTGTAGAAGATACTTGGACTTTGACTTTTACAGATAGTTCGCATTTTACATGTAGTGGTTCACTTGAAGGTAATGTGGGTACAGGAACAATTACATCTAATTTTTCACCAACAAATATCAATACATCTAAACCATATTTTACAATAGATTCTACTGCTTGGTCTGGAAGTTTTGAAGCCAACGATAAAGTTATATTTAAGACACATCCTTCTGCTAAAGGGATTTGGTTAAAAGAAGTTGTGCCAGCAGGTTCAGATGCATATAGTAACAATGGTATTTTGATGGAAGTTTATATTGAATAATTAGGTTAAAAATATGGGCAAGTATAATCCTCCAAATGGAGATAAAATAAATTTTGATCTGGTAATATATAGTGTTCCACCTAGTGATAAAGTAAATTTTGAACTTGGTACTGAGAAATATATTGATGTGGTATCTATGAATTCTTTGTATTTCCCCTTCCAAAGGAAAATTGCAAGAAGAACAGATGGCTCTTTCATTATAGTTTATTATAAAAAAGTTGGTAGTACTGATCAAATTTTTTTAGCTTCGTCTGATGATAATGGAAATACTTGGTTAATCACACAATTGACTGATAGTTCCTATAATCAGAAATATCCAGCAATTGCAATAGATGCGGAAGATAATATCCATTTAGTATGGACGTCACAAATTGATTCTGATACTTATAAAATTGCATATAAATGTCAGTTAAATGGGCAATGGCAAGATACAGAAATTATTGGTATTGCTGTTGAAAATTCAGCGCCAACAATTGCTTTTTCTAATGAAAATGATAATATAATTTACGTAAGTTGGCATGGCGGTCTTTTTGGCAATAAAATTTCTATAAGAAAAAAAATAAATGGTTCTTGGCAATCACCATGTGAATTTTCGACAGGAATTGAACAATTGTTTCCATGTATTGCAGTTGATAACAATGGAAAATATCATTTAGTTTGGTCTATAAAAAAAGCAGAGGACCATTGTCAGATAGTCTATTCAAATGAAGATAGATTTCCAGATAGAGATATACTTGCAGAATCAGAAGGAAATAATTATCCCATAATTTTAATCGATTTGAATAATAACATATATGTTGGTTGGCGTGATAAAGGGTATGGTAATAATCCTAATTATTATAATATAGTTTATAGGAAAAATGATGGTAGTGGATGGACTGACATTCAAAATGTTTCAGATGAAGATCATAATCAGTTACCGCTTTCTACTTCTGCTACAATTCAAAATGATATTTATGCAATTTGGTCTGGACTTGGATGGCAAAATAATCCAACATTTTACAATATACAATATAGAAAATCTGGCCAATCAATTCAATCGGTAACCGATATAGATAGACATCAATGGTTTCCCAATGCCATTTATTCATTATATCCAAAAATATATGGAATTTATACTAATGTTCCAAGACAAGGACTTGGTTTTATTTGGATAGATGATTCTTTATTGAAGTTTTATAGCTTCAATTTAGATTGGCAAATGCCATTGTGGAAATATTATTCAATTGATATTTTATTAGTAAATAGGATAACTAATTTATTGGATATTTTATTGCAAAAAGATTCTGGCTCAGATTATCTATTAGATTTATTAATGGAAAAGCATGTTGGTACTATAATTAAAGAAAATATATCTAATGAAAATCTTAAATCACAAAGAAGATTAATTAGAAAAGATAATAATTTATATTGTGTTTATATATATGATGATCAATTGTATTTAGCAACTTCTAATGATAATGGCCAAACTTGGACAGAAGAACAAGTTACAAATGAAAGTAATCCGCAATCTGAACCTGATGTTGCAGTAGATAGTGAAGGATATATTCATATTGTTTGGATTAATAATGGCAATATCTATTATGTTAGAAGGATCGAAGAAGGATTTAATACACCTATTCAAATAACTACTGAAGGCAATCAACATTCACCTGTAATTGTTATTGATGCAAATAATAATGGTTATATAACTTGGTATGGAAAAATCAATAATATTTATAATATTTATATTGCCTATTTAAATACGACTACAGGTCAAATTACAAGTACAGAACAAATAACTAATAATAATTTATATGATCAAATCAATCCAATCTTAGCAGTAGATGATTCTTATTTACATCTTATCTGGACAGGAAAAGGCTATGGTTCAAATCCAAACTTCTATAATTTGCAATATAAACGCAAAGTTTTAGATGATAATTGGTATCCACAAGAAAGCATTACTGATAAACCTTATGACCAAAATTTTCCTTCCGCAATTGTAGATTTAGATGGAAATTTAAATGTTGTTTGGCAAGGCAAGGGATGGGGAAATAATCCTAATACTTGGAATATAATTTTTAGAAAACGTACTGCTGCAACTTCGGTTTGGGAAGATGAAGAAATAATTACTAATAAAGCGGAAGACCAAATTCAGCCTTCAATAAGTACAGATAGTTATTCTAACATTAATGTCATTTGGGCTGGAAAAGCATGGGGATTATTTACAAATCATTTTAACATTCAATATAAGCAAAAAACTGCTAGCACTTGGTCTTCGATAAAACATATAACTGATACTTCAAATGATCACTATTGGCCAAATTTCATTTCTAGTATTTATCCAGTAATTGATGAAGTTCACACTAACATCCCCAAAACAGGTTATGCTTTTAGTTGGATAGATGAAAGTGATTTAAGATATTATGCTAGTTCAGATTTAGAATGGGAAATACCAGAAAATAAATTCTTAATTGCACAAAATGCAGATTATTTAGGCCAGCATCCTTTGGCAAGAGATTCTAATGGAAAACTATGGGCTACATATTCTAAGAGAGTAGGCGATTTTTATCATATCTTTGTTGCATATTCAGAAGATAACGGAAAAACATGGGCTGAGGAACAAATTACATTTGGGAACAGACACCAAAAACATAGTTCTATTGCAATAGATTCATCGAATAATGTGCATTTAGTTTACTTAGATTATATTAATGATTATAGTGTTTATTATAAGAAAAGAGATGCATTGGGTAATTGGCAAGCTGAAGAATTATTGGATCAAAACACATATGAAGAGTTCAATCGCCCTGATATTGCTATAGATAGTCAAGATAATATTCATGTAGTTTGGAAAAAATATGATGCTGTTCCAAACATAACTTACATAGCTTATAGGAAAAAAATTGGAAGTTCATGGCAAGATGTTGAAGAAGCAACACCTGAGCATAAATATGATGATGATGCGACTATTGCTATTGATAATAATGATAATGTTCACTTAGTATTTACAGGAAAATATGGCGTAGATGAACATGCTAATGTTCAATATAGAAAAAGAGACAATAATGGTTGGGGCGATAGAGTAGCACTTGAATATGAAGATTGGCGCAGTGAAAATTGTTCCATATGCCTAGATGACGATGGAAATATCTATGTTTCTTGGGATAATGGACTAAATATTTGGGCTAGAAGTTATATAAATGGTGAATGGAAAGATAAATGTAAACTTACTAATTTGTCAGGTACTGGTATAGCTCAATCCTATTTACCTACAATTAGTGCAACTAAAAATGGAAAGATTCATTTAATTTATATAGATATGCAAGAAGACCCATTTAGGGAACGAGAGTACCATCATTTTCAAAAAGATGTTCAAACAACAGACTGGTCAGACTCCGAATTTATCCTAGATTTATATAGTTATTACGAAGGAACACCGAGATTAATCTGGGCAAATTGGCCTCAATTATCTGATGTTAGACCAAATAGACCTTATTCAGGTTATGCTTTTGTTTATCACAATCGTGTGAATAAAGAAATATGGTTTTATAAAAGCCCAGATTTAAAATGGGATGGTTTGATTACTCCAACAGAAAGATTTGCACTTCTTTATATCGATTCTTGTTTGTTAAAGCAACTTTCTAATTATTATCAAATAGATTTATTAAATCTGAAAGAAAAATTATGTCAATACAATATTGATACTTATTTGTGCCTTGCTAAATCATTAATGATTAGGGTGCTATTGCTTAAACAACTTTCTAAATCTTATGATATAGATTTAAAGTTTATCGGAATGAAAAAATTAGATATAGATACTTATTTAGGTAAAGCGAATGCATCAGAATATAATATTGATATGTTTATTATAAAAGATGGTGTGATTTTTTCGGAAACATTATTGGAAGGTAAAGTAGATTATAATTATTTTTCAGATACTTTACTTCAAGAACTAAATAAAACTTCAAGTTATAATGAAGATGTTCTTTTGGAAATTGAAAAAAATATAAATCTAAATATAGATTCAATTTTGAAACCTACTAAAAGTTTTGACTTAGATGTTTTACTAAAAGGTTTTGGAATAACATTAAATTATCCAGTTGATGTGTGTATTGGTGATACATATACTTCACAATTTGATATTGACTTGGTTCTGAGTATCTTCGGTAATAAATCTTATTCAATTGATATGTTAATTCCGAAATTGAACCATAATGTAATTTCAGTTGATATGATTATATCGAATAAATTTACAAAATCATTTTCATTATCTAATTCTTTAGTTTATAATTTTAAATCAAGTGTTCTCTTGCCTTTCTTGTTAGATTTAAGAAATATTTTAATTAATGAACTGCTTTCACCAAAATATAAAGGATTTTATTTGAGAAATTCAATAGCTAATATTGATATTTTTAAGTCATTAAGTTTAATTAATAGCTATGAAAAATTTGCAGCAAGTCAATCATTGGTAAATGAACTGCCAGAAGTATTAAATAAAATCTTGTATTTATTAAATACATTGGCTAATATTAATGTTGAAAACCGTCAGTTTATCATTAATTCATTACAGCAGTTAGCAAAAACTAATCAATTACAAAATGAATTGGGTGATGCATTTTCTTCAATGTTAGCAATTTTGAATGATTTAATTGAACCGATAAGTAAGGCAGAAACGATATCTTCAGATATCATAAGTTATTTAGTAACGAACCAATCATTAAGGAATGAACTTTTATATTTATATCCTTCAGAAGGGGAAGAAGTTTGTACAAGATTTCTAGAATATAGTGATTGGGATATTAAATTAGATGGAACTTCCATAAAGGATAAAGTAACAGAAATTAATATTTATAGAAGGGAAAGTGAGATTTTCAATCATATAGAACTTACAATAGTTGATCCAAAGTTATTTAAACAATGCGATCCATATTTTAATAGTGGATTGGAAAGAATTGAATTAAGAATTAACGATAAAATTATGAAATTTTTACTTGAAAGTAGGGAAGGTTCTGAAGAAAGCCGTGAATTCAGTATTTGGGGAAGATGCAAAGCGGCAATCTTATCAGAACCATTTTCCATAAAAACTAGCTATGTGATTAAAGATAAAAAAGCAAGTGAAATAGCAGAAGAACTTGCAGGAAGTATCGACATTGATTGGCAGATTTATGATTTTTATGTAAAAGAATTTACTTATGAAGGCTATCCGATTGATGGAATTTCAAGATTGGCAGAAGTAATAGGTGGTATAGTAAGAACAAAATCTGATGGTTCATTATTAGTTAGATATAAGTTTCCAGTAAGACCCAAGGATTTACAAAATGTTGATGCAGTTTATGAATTAGATAGATATTCCAATCTAGTTTCACTTGATTATAGTGAAGAAGCAGCATTGTATGATTCAGTAGAAGTTCGTGGTGCTGATTATTCTGAAATGCAAACCTATTTTTCAATTGAAACAGATAAAACTTGTTTCGAAATAGGGAAAGAAGATGCAATATTAAAAGTTTATAAATATCCATTTGATATTGGTTATACTGTTTTTTCAACAGATGGAACAATTACTAAAATAAGTTCCAATAAAACGGAAGAAATTACAGAAAACATTAATATTGAAAATGAATCTGGGGGCACATCTAAATATATTGATGCTTTAACTTCATATGAATGGATAGGCAATATTAAGAAAAAGAATGAAAAAGAACCTTTAGGAAGTATTGAATTTGATGGAAATAATATTCAATGTACTAATTGTGCAGGTGCTTATTTAAGAGTTAATTATAAAACTAAGTATGATGAATGGAAATTATCATGTGATAAAGAGACAGAAGTTAAATCTATTGTGATTGTTCCAGAAGGTGAAACTATTGTTTTAAATGTTGTTATTGGCGATGGAAATAGACCTGCATCTCCAATTCAAGATGAATTGATTACTGAAGAATATATGGCGATATTGAGGGGGCAAGCATTTCTTGATGACAATTATTACCAAAAAATAAAACATACTGTAAAGTTACCATATGTGGATATAGAAGATGGTCAAGTTGTTTCATTAGCCGATGATTATTATAATCTATATGGTAACTATTTAGTAAAACAAAGTGATATTAATGTAATATTAGAAGAAGATACTTTAAAAATTTGGCTTTCATTAAATATTGAAAAATACAGGAAGGTATTTTAAAGTGAAAATATTAGACTTAATTAAACCAAAAATAATAGAAAATGGTACAATTATTGCATATAGTGGTTCAAATTATTTAGTTAAAATTGGAAATAGTACAGTTAAAGCATTTGGTGCTAAAGGCTTTCAAGTTAATGATAATGTTGTTGTTGGAAAAGTCAATGATCAATATTTAATCTTGGCAAAAACTTCTTCTTTTGCTAAAAAAATTAAGACAATAAGAATACAGGGGTAATAAGAAATGGCTAATGGGAACAATATTAACAATATTGCAAAAGCCAGTATAGTTTTAACTTTTGCAGCTTCCTGTGTAGCTGAAGATCATTTTATTAATGTAGAAATGGATGATGAGAAGAATCAAGGTAAAACATGTTTCCTATATGGCGAAAAAATCTATTTTCGTGTGTTTACGAATCCAAAAGATATGAAAATAAGATTAGAATCAAGTGATGGCTCAATCTCTAATGAAGGAACAGGTTATTTTGAATATGAAGAAGATATTCAATTTCCTAATGTAAATGAAGCTAATACGCAATATCTAATAGATTCAATAGTTTCACAAGATTGGCTTGGTAATTCTTTAGGTTCAATATCAATTTCCAATACTACAATAAGGACAAGTGAAGCTGGAGTGGCGATTTTAAAATTGAGATATCGTGTGTCGTATCGTTCATATGCAATAACGGTAGGCCCAAGAGATTATGATGAATATCCTGTTTTGGTTTATATTGAGGAGGTATTATAATGGGATTAAGATTGTTTAAAAATGGAGTTAATTCAAATGCAGCCAAAACTTCTATTGAATTAAGATTTTCCAAAGTTTGTGAAATTAGTGAAGGTAGATTTATTTTGGAACTTGATGATGAAGTAAATGAAAATAAGAATATATTTGTACCAGAAGTAGATACTGCATACATAAGATTATTTCCATGTTGCTTAACACCCACATTAAGAAGTAATTTAGGAACAGTCTCATTAGTAAGTTCTTTTATTCCAAAAACTATTGAGCAAGATATTGTTTTTAGAAGAACTAAGACTGCCAGTTTGTCATATCCATTATTTGAGTTAGTAAGTTGGACTTGGCTTGGAAGAACTTACCCAGAAAATGTTACATTAACAATAACTAATTGGGACATTACAGCATCCGAAGAAGTTTCTGGAATAGCTAGAATAACTTATATTAGCTATTTTGATAGAATAGCATTATCAGGTGTTAATCAGGAAGCAGAAGTTTTAGTTGAAGCAATTAAAGAATCTATGTATGGTTCAATAGTCGTTAACTTCAAGGTGGAAGAAGTTCCAGTTTATCTAACAGTTCGTGATGCCTGCACTAGGTTACCTATAGAAAATGTTTCAGTATATGTAGATGGGAAATTTGTTGGCGTAACTACCGAAAATGGACAAATTAATTTAGGCAAATTAAGAACAGGTAAACATTCTTTGAGAATGGTTAAATTTGGCTATCAATCAAGTGATGAAGATATGATAGCCAATGATTATTTTGTGGTAGAATAATATGGCGAAGAGAAGAGACATAACAGCATATTTATGCCCCGAACCTTGGAAACCAACAGGTATATGTTCTTATGGCAGATGCCAAGAAAGTACAAGTTCGGAAAGAGTTTTGGATAATCAGGGAAAGTTAAAACAAGTAAATCTTCAGAGTTATTTGATTGGTGAAGGTTATGATATCGGAAATAGATTTGATGCTTATTTATTGCCTTCTGATAAGGATGTAGTTGATTGTCTATTTTGTATTCCAGCTTGCGATGAAGTAAGACAAGGCGAAGGTGATATAGAAAGTTTTTCACACCAGATTTTAGATTCTTTTAATAGTCTTCGTGAAACGCATCTTGAAGAATGCACACAACCATGCTTTGAATTAGTCTTAGATTTAAATGCCTGTTCTGCTGCCCAGTGGTTTTGTAATGATATGATAATAAAAAATTATTGCTGTCCCAAAAATGGTATTGATAGTTTAGGAAGAACGCCAAAAGTAAGATTGCAGAATTATGGCTGTAGGGTTATTAATAATTATGAAATAGTTGATTATATAGAATATAATGAACAAGATGTTTCAGTTGAACAAGTTGCAAATGATCTTATAGCCAAATGGTTAAACATTCCTTCAATAAGAAAGCAAATAATGTATTCACATTACAATGCAATAGGTGCTGGATTGCAAAAAGAAACACATGTGGTAAATTATAAACCAATATTTAAATATATTGTTGTAGTAGATTTGATTTATTTGCATCCAAATGATAGACAATTATATGATGTACCGTTACCGACATTGGAATGCGCAACAGAATGTTTACAGAAAATCCATTGGTATCAAAAATCATATACAGTAGAAAATGTTGAACGTTCTTTGCCATATATAGTTTGTGAAGTTCCGATTCCAAGAAATTGTGCAATTGAAAAGATGGAATTTAGATTTGAAGAATCACCTTGCTATGCAGTATTTAAACCAGATTTGACTAAAATTCCAGATGAAAGAAAGACTATACCATCAAATAATTCTTTACGTCTTGTTTGGGAAAAAGAAAAAGCTGATCCATTAGTTGATATGGGAATTATGAATGAAGGTAAGACTTGGTTTATTGTATGGGCATTGAAAAATAGTGCTTGTTTAATACCAGGTGAATATATGATAGTTTATGTATGGTTGAAAGGATTTAG